GGCGTATGCCCCCTCCTTCAGCAGTCTCCGGACGTGCCCTCTTTTGGTAAGTACGTACACCCACTGGTCATGGTCCTGGATGACCTCACCGTCGGCAACCTTGCGGCTGCCGTCAGCCCGCAACCCGCGCACTCGTTTGCCAAGCCACCACGACATGTCGCCTCCATCCGGGTTGCCCCCGGCCACTCTCAGCCCGACGCCAACTACGTCTCGCTCCCGCTCCCCCGCGTCGTCGGCACCCGCTTCGCCTTGTCCGCCGCCTTCACCGCCGTCAGCCCGGCCCTGACGAGCCGGTCAATGCAGTCGTTGATCGTCGGCTTCTTCCCCGTCAGCGCGTTGACTCGCCGCTGCTCGGCCAGGACCCAGTCCATCACGGCCGTCAGCGTGTCCGGGTAGATGGACCACCCGACCTTCTTGGGCCTGCCCCGGGTCGCGGTCTTCTCTTTCTTCGTGGCCATGTAGCTCCCCTCCAGTTCGGAGAGGGAGAGTACCACGACGCCCGCGCCTTCCTGCCGCTCCATCCAGCCTCCAGGCTAAAGAACGAATGCCGTACAGACGATATTCTTGATCATTTATGATGCGTTGTCTATAGCAATGGTTACAAAAGTTCTTGCAGTCAACCCCCGCCCGTGGCATCCTGACCCTGTACCCACCCCGGGGCCTTCCGGTGGGGGTCGGCGACCTTCGGCGGAGACGCCCATGCCCAAGGAGAACAACGGCCGCGGGCTCCATCCCGACGCCGTCATCGATGGTGGCTGCTCAGATGGCTGCTGCGACTACTACCGCTGCCCCCACTGCGGGCGCTCATGGAGCGTGGAGCCCGACAAGCGCATGCCCGGAGAGCCCAAGCCGCACACGCCTGACACGCTTCGGCTACGGCGCGGGGCGGTGGGCCGTGACCGTCTCCCGGCCGTGTGCGATGCGGAGCGGCTGACCGGCGCTGGCTGGGTGCGCTGCAGCACCGCCGCCCACGTCATACTCTCCACCGGACACCGCGTCTGCCGGCGCTGCGCCATCGAAGCGGACTGGTGGGAGTGCGTCGACCAGACGCCGGCAGAGGCTGCGGTCATCCAGCGCGGACGGGCGGTCCTCGCCAGGCGCGCCGCAGGCCCATCATGACCCGCCAGGTCACCCGCGGGACCAACCTGGGCTGCACCCCGGCCTACCTCCCCCGGTGGGCCCGGGTGGTCCGGGAGATGGAGGCGGGCGGGAGGCCTGGGCCTTCGAGCTCGGGGCAGGGGAGACCACGGACGAGACGACCCCCTGCCGGGACCAGGCGGAGGCCGAGCGGCCCTTCGACAAGGCCGTGGACGCCTACCTGGGCAGGGCCAGGCGGGCGGCGTGAACGAGGGCGGCGGCGGTGCGGGGGGAGGTGTGGGCGGCGCGGTGGGAGGTGTCGGCGGCGCGTGGCGTGGGCCCGCGGCCGCTGCTGGGAACGGTCGCGGAGATCACCGCGGCCATCCAACAGAGTCCACGGCGACTGGTACGTGGGCATCGCCGCTCCGGGCCGGCAGCCGCTTCTGGAGTGCGTGCGAATCTGCACGTCAGGTGGGGCATCGGCCGAGGCCCCGGGGCTACCGGCTGCGATCGCCGCCGCCTACCGAGCTATGGGTCCCCGTGTAGACCCCTGCGCGCTCTTCGATGGCCCGCCGCCGGAGAAGGTCTCTCGTTGCATGTCCGGCAGCGACGGCGAGTGCTTCTGGAAGCACTGCCCGCAGTTGCGCGACGGCGAACCTGAGCGGTCGCATCGCCACTGCCCGCTCGATCGCAACGGTTTCGACGACGAGGAATGATCCCGCCCCGTGAGGGGCTCAGGTGGAGGTGGAGCTTGGGAGTGAAGAAGTTGGTGCGGGTGCTGAGGACTGAGGAGTGGGACATCTGCGCGATCCGGCTGGTGCTGCCCTGCCGGTATAAGGACAAGTACGTCCCCCACGACTTTCCGGGACGGACGCGGAAGGTGCTCACCCTGACCTATGATCTTCTCACGGAGACGACGGGCCGGGTCCGGGACTGGCCAGCCGACCGGGGCGCCTGCGACATCCAGATGAAGGTGGGGGCCGAGGGCAGCTACGAGGTACTCGGACCCAACGATGTGGTGCTCTTCTCCCGGTCCAACGACTACGTCCCCCGCTGGGTCCCGCGAGACGGCGACCATATCATCATCAGCATCGCGGCAGACGGGACGATGTACGACCTCCCGCGAATCAGAGCCAACGACTTCTTTGACGCTGATGAGGGACGGTGAGCCGGCACTTCACCCCAGACTGGGTTACACCTCCCGGGGACACGATCCGGGACCTGCTGGCCGAGCGCGGCTGGACGGTCGCCGAGTTCGCCAGCCGAATGGGTCTGGACGAGGCAGCGTGCGGTGGGCTCCTGGGCGGGCGGGAGCGAATCACGCTCCGGACGGCCCGGCTTCTCGCCTCGACCCTCGGGGCATCGGTCGCTTTCTGGGTGACGAGGGATGCCCAGTACCTCTCCGACCGGGAGAGGCTTGACTTGCACGGATCAAGTACTCACGTCGGTTGCCGCTCACGGCTACCGACGGCTGAGGACAAGGGGGAGCGACATGCAGCACAAGTGCCACGCCTACGACTGCCAGACCCCGGTCCCGCCCCGCATGTGGGGCTGCCGGAAGCACTGGGCCATGGTCCCGAAGCACCTCCAGCGGTTGCTCTGGTCGGTCTACCGAGAAGGGCAGGAGGCGCGGAAGGACGCCACCACCGATTACAGGCTGGTGGCTGGCGCTGTCCGAAACGCTGTTGCAGCTGCAGAGGGGCGCATCACCTGGGAGCGGGCACAGACCGGGGTTGACCGCATGGCCGCATCTGTTGGCTTGCCCACGATCGGGCTGCAACCGGAGGGCATCCGGTGACACTCAGCTTCACCGTGGCCCTCGGCATCGCCCTGGTCCTCCTGGTCGTCCTCCTGTGGCTGCGGCTCTCACCCGCGCACGAGGCTGGGCAGCAGGAAAGCGACGCCGGCGCCAACAGCATCCTGACCGCATCGAGCCCTCTGGCGAGGTCTCCCGTGATGCGGCGTAGCTTGGGCCGACGGCCCCGCGAGCCAGACCAGCCCGAGCCCTGCGCCGCTGGGTGACAGACGGTGGCCCGGGGCTGGCGCGGAGCGCGTGTCCCCGACTCGCTGGCAGGGGGTCATCTGCCGGCTCCAAGCCCTGACCCGGGATGGGCTCCGGATGTGGAGGTGGTGAGTTTTGAACATCCCCCTTGACGACCCTCGTACCAACCGGCTTTTGGCGCTCCTCGGTTCCCTCTCCCGGGAGGAGCGAGCGCGACTGGCCCTCCGGCTCCTCCGCGGAGTGGTTGGTCCTCTGGTGTTCGCGGAGGTGGGCGCCAAGGTCGTGGGTGTCGTGGACCTGCGGGAGCGACCCGCAGGGAGAAAGGGCGCCACTCGCGCACGGAGGAACCCATCGTGAGAGCCGAGCATCCGGACGGCACGGTGGCCGCCGACGTCGCCCTGGTGGCCCTCCAACACGCGCTTGCCGACCTGGCCGGGGCCGAGGAGGGTACAGCCCCCCTGGAGAGCCTGGCGCTCCTGCGGGAGGAGCTGCGCCGACTGCGGGCGCTGCTGGAGTGGCCGAGCCGAGCGGAGCCGCCTCAGCCGGAGGAAGTGGCGCGGGGCTTCTTGTGGTGGATGCGGAGCGGTGAGCATGGCCGCTGGTACCCGCTGCCGAGTGCTCTGGTCGTGGTGGCCGGGCAGGTGGGGACGCTTTCCCAGTCTGGAGACGCCGGGCGGTTCATCCCCCTATCGTTGTCTCGCCGAGACCGTTACCGCTGTCACGATGGGGCATGCCGGCCCGCCCCTCTCCCCTGACCCTGCTGCTGATGAGGTGCCCCGTGGCTGCTGATGTGACCGTGACCATCCCCCTGAACCTGGCCCTCGCCGTGGAGGTGGAGCGCCTGGCAGCTCGCCGGGGGCAGTGGAAGGAGAGCAACAGGAAGAAGGCGGCCCGGGCCGCTGCTCCTCCTGCTCTGCCGTCGCATTCTGCTCCCCCCCTGCCGCCGCCCCTGGCCGCACCGGAGGCCGTCCGGGGCCTGGAGGAGGAGGCCCTGGACAACGACTGCGACGACGCCTCCCAGGTGCCGTCCGTCGCTGACGCAGAGCCGGCTGGCGGGCCTGCAACGACTGCGCCGACAACGACTGCGCCGACAACGACTGCAACGACTGCGCCGACAACGACTGCGCCGGTAGCCGAACCCGTAGCTGAGGCCCCGCCCCCGGCGCCCCTGGCGGCGACGTCACCGGCTACGCCGCAGATCACCGACCCCGCCGGCTTCCTGTCCGCCGTCCAGACCTGGTGGCGGTGCAGCGACGGGACCGTCTGGGAGACCCGGCGCGAAGCCGTTGCATGGCGCCGGGTTCACGGCGGCCTCCCCGTGGTCCACCAGCGAGCAGGGGCGGCAGTGGTCGTGCCGCTCTCCCCTCCTGTCCAGGTGGGGAGGGGTCTGCTCCGCGAGGTGAGACGGGCAGTGGAGGAGGCGGGGCCGCCGGTGCGGAGGTGGTTCCCTGGGTCGAGGCCACCGCGGGAGGGAGAGGCGGGCTGAAGCAGACGGAGGAGGCGTAAGTGGAAGTGGACGCGTGCCAGCGTTGGCGGGAGCGGAGGGAGACCTACAGACCGGCTGGGGAGCCGATCGACCCTCGTCGGTATGGGGTCGAGGTGGCCCTGGAGGGGGAGGCGAAGCCCTTCTGTCGCCGGCATCATTACTCCGGCTCTTGGCCCGCCACCCGGCTGGCCGTCGGCCTCTACCGGGCCCGGCGGTGGATCACGCCCGAGCTCGTTGGCGTGGCCGCGTTCTCGGTCCCCATGCAGCCAGCCGCCATCCCCCGGTGGACCGGCCAGCCTGCAGATGCCGGGGTTGAGCTGGGCCGGCTCGTCCTCCTGGACGAGGTGGAGGCGAATGGCGAGAGCTTCTTCATTGCTCGCGCCCTCCGCCTGCTCGCCCAGGAGCTCCCCGAGGTCCGTGCCGTGCTTTCCTACTCGGACCCGATGCGGCGGACCACCGACGAGGGCCACATCGTCATGCCCGGGCACGTTGGGGGCGTCTACCAGGCGCTCTCCGCCCGCCACGTGGGCCGGTCAGCCTCTCGCTTTCTCCTGATGGACCGGTGGGGCCGGGTCGTGAGCGAACGGGCCCTATCCAAGATCCGGCTGGAGGAGCGGGGCCATGCCTACGCGTATCAGCAGTTGCTCAGGGCCGGAGCCCCGCCCCGCCGCCCCTTCGAGGACGGTGCAGTCTACGTGGCCCGGGCCCTGGCGGAGGGGCCTTTCAGGCGCGTGAAGCACCCTGGGAACCTGGCGTACATCCTTGGGGTTGGCGGCCCGGCACAGCGTCGACAGGTCCTGGCCGGGGCTCCTGAGGGGCTCCCCTACCCCAAGTTCCTGACCGCCCCGCCGGACCACCTTGCGGCCTGAGCGGCTAGGGACTCCCTCACCAGCCGCCTTACCGCCGCCCCGATCCCGGGCGCCCCGCTCTCCCGGCTCCCCGCTACGTTGATCACCCTCACCCGATGCCTGGCGAGCCAGCCCACCACCTGCTCCACAACCTCGGCTCCCACCGGCCCCGGCCATGGGAGGTGGAGCCGGGGCCTGCCCATCTCCTCCGCCGCCCGCCAGGTGAACCCGGTTCCACCGGTGAGCCTCCCCACCAGGAGCGTCGCGTCGCTCTCCCGCACGTTGGCCCGGGTCCGGGGAGGGTAGCCCGACTGGGGGTACTCCAGGAGGCCGAGGGCAGCGAGCCAGGGGGCGGGGCCATCCTCGGTCAGCCAGCCCTTCGGCGCCCACCCAGCGGTGGGTACCGCTGCATCCTGGGCGCCTCTCAGTCCGCCCTGGTCCGCCCCCGTCTGGCCACCGGAGACCACCCGCTCCACCCCGAGGTAGGCCCCGGCCGGGATGTCGGTGCCTTCCAGCCACGCCGGTTGCACACCCAGAGCTGATGCCAGCGTCAGCAGCTCCACGCCTTCCGGCCACTCCTCCAGGGCGCCGCTCTCCAGGGCAGCGAGGCGGCCCAGGGCTCCCCGCTCGGGGGTGTCGCGCCACTGGAGGGAGGAGACGAGGGAGAGCCGGTCGAGTCCCGCTGCCTCACGGGCACGGAGGAGCCGGGATCCGCGGATGCGGGAGAGGGGGGAGGAGAAGGTCATTGGGATGCTCCTCCTTGCGGAGCCTCTGCAGGAACCTACCAGCTACGCGGGGGTAGTAGTCCTTGGCCCCCCGTGCCGGTGAAGCGCATCGAACCACTCCGCGATCTCGAAGAGTCCGGCTTCCCTCGCGGCCCGAGCCATGGCAGCGGGGTCGGCGGTGCCCCGAGGATGAGACGGATGAGCAGCCACCGGGGCCGGAGGATCCAGCCCGGGCGTCTGCTGCGGTCCTGCCCAGAGGGCCGGCTCGATGCCCTTCACCGGGATCCAGTCGCCTTGTACGCAGACCCAAAGGCCGGTACCACTACCCCGCCGCTCCACCCGGATCAACTCCTCTCCGCCCGCTGCGGTGAGGAGCCACCACCAGCCCGGGACCGCCGGGGGAGACGGGGAGTAGGTGAGGTCAGGCATCGGAGTCCTCCAGCGCCTTGACGGCCGCTTCCAACTCGGGGACGGGCACCGACAGCCCGCCTACACTCCGGCCGGTGCGTCGCGAGAACCTCACCTCGTCGTAGTACCCGGCACCCCTGTCGATGACTACGACCGCTTGGGTTGCGGTCGCACGCTTGAGCCGGTGTTGTCCGAGCACGGGCTCCCCCTCCCGCCTCAAAGTGACTATGGGCAGGCCCACAAGTTCCGCCTCGACGAGCTGCCGCCTCGCGAGGCGGAGGCGCGAGTGCAGGTCCTGCGCCCACTCCCGAGCTGCGCGCAACTCCTCCTGCGCCTTCGCGCGCTCCGCTTCCAGGGAGGCCACCTGATGCCGCAGGGTGTCGATGTCAGGCATTGGGAAGCCGATAGAGCCCCCACCGGACCTTGACCAGTCGCCCACGGGTCATCGCACGCCCTAGGACCGCGGCCAACTTCGCTGGCTCCATCTTGGTCTCGGCCTGCAGTTGAGAAAAGCGGGCCTCACCCCCAAGGCGTGCGAGCGCCTCCACTACATCCCGGACGAGCCCAGCGGGCAGCGGGGGGCGTTCCCCGCTCGCGGCGGCCAGTCGCTCCTTCAGCTCTCGCCGCCGCTCCCCGAGCACCCGCCGCTGCCGCTCAACCTCTTCAAGGCTTGCCCGCAATTCTTCCGCGCTTTGAGCCACCACCCCTCCCCCGAGCATCGGCGCTCGTTCAAAGATGACCTCTCAATATTGCCACGCCTGCCGAGAAGAGTCAACGCACTCTGAGAAAGATTCTACTCGGGTGCCTTCAAAAACTCGACCACCTCTTCTAGAGCCGCGGCGGCATTAGCACGGGCAGCCGCACGCAGGTCGGCCTCGGTCCACCTCAATGCCCTGAGCCACGCCGGGAGGAAGCGACGCTGCCACTTCGGCCTGGCGTCGTCCCGTCCTATCTCCCACCTGGCCATGGTGCTATCAAAGACCCGCGGCGCGCCTGTGCCGAATTCGCTGTTTAATTCCTCCTGTACGGCTGCGGCGAGGTTCTCTTGGTTCCAGTTGAACCCTTCCTTACGCCGGGCAATCAGCGCATCGCGCTCGAATCTGCTCAGTGACATCCGGTGCCTCCCTTCACCACTGATCCTACCATGTGCCTCGCGCCGTTGCTCGCCCGTGTGCTTCTCAAACTTTGCTTCAAAATATTTGTTGACTCTCTTTGAACATTGTCGTATAGTTTGGTCATAAGCAGCCGCCACCCACCAACGGGCAGCGGCAACCCCCGGAGGCTGAGATGAGCAACGAGGCCGCGAACCATGCGCTGCTGGCTCTCAAGCAGAAGATAGAGGAAGCGGAGTGCAAGGCGGCGGAGTGCAAGGCGGCCAGCGCCCGCAGTGCCGGTCCCTGCCCAGGCTGGGCCGGGCCGGCGAGACCCCGGCGCAGCGCCACGCGCGGGACTGAACACGACTTCCGCGGCGGTGAGTGCTGGCACTGCGAGGCGATTCAGCCCGGTTGGGGTCAGCTGCCTGACGTCGTCTCGCTGACCATTGACGAGGCCAAGGAGTTGCTGGAGGTTCTCGGCGGTCGCTGAACCCGGCCGCCCCTGCGGCAACCCCTGGAGGCTCTCATGCCGCTCTGGACCGTGACCATCAAGCGCCCCCGCCGTCGGCCCTACAGCGGCCAGTCCTTCCACGCCAGTGCCGAGGATGCGCGCTCCCGGTGGGAGCGGATCATCGGCGAGGACTGCGACAGGGTCTTCCCCCCGGGGTCTAAGGTAGTGTCGGTGGAGTTGGCGGACAACCCTGATCGCTGAACCGGGAGGCTCCCATGACCACGCGGATGTGCAGCGATTGCGGGATCCCCACCGTGCACGACGGTACCACCTGCGAGAACGCCCCGGCGCATCCCGGTGGCCCTGCTGAGCCCGTCAGCACCCGGCTTCGCCGCGAGGTGCTGTGGGCGCAACAGTCCGTGGCTGGGCGCCAGCTGGTGCTTGCTGAGATCGAGGGGTGGTTGGCCGGGTGGGAGGCCAACATCGGCATCAGCCTCCCGGACTACGTGGACTACGTGGATCTGGTGGACGAGTGGCAGAGGGAGATCGCCGGGCTTCAGGGTGCCCTCAAGGTGCTCGCCGCCGCCCGTCTCGCGCTGGTCGCCCACCTCCACAGTCTGGAGGAGTAGCGAATAATGCGCCCCGACCCCTCCACCCTCCGAGAGCGCGCTGACACCGCGCTCGCACTCCAGTGGAATGCCGCCCGGCGTGGAGACCCCCTGCGCCATGCCCTCGCCTGCGCGGGGTTTGAGCGGGTCCAGGCCGAGGCCCGGGAGCTCGACGGCGACGTCGATGGCGCGGTGCGGTGTAGGGAGGAGCGGGACCGGTGGCTGGCGGCTGCCTACCAGCTGCTGAGGGCCGGGAGATGACCTTAGCTGGCCAGGGACACCAGCCGCGCCACGACGACGGGGTCAACCCGGCGCTGGCCTTCGGGCTGGGCCTGGAGGTGGCTGCGTGCCCCGGCACGCTTGGTGCAAGTGATAAGGCAGGAGGTCCCCATCGTGACTGCCGCCCAGGTGACCGAAGCCGTAGATCGTGGTATGTCTGGAGCCCCATGCCGCGGGGTTCCCATGTCCAAGACCGGCCGGAAGCCAGCCCACCCACAACCGCAGCCCCTGGACCCCGTTACAGGTCTGCCGCGGGCCACCCTGCATCAAGCCATCGAGATGGCAACAGCTCTCATCGAGCAGAAGATGGCGCTGGAAGCCCTCAAGACCACCGGATGGAATGTCTCACGCGCCGCCGAGTTGCTCGGCATCTCAAGGCGCAGCCTCCAGCTTCTCATGAAGCGCCACGGGATCAAGAAAACCGGGTCCGTGGCCGAGTAGTACTGCATAAACACCTTCGCACCGCGCAAAGTGCTACGCGGCGCGGTTACACCAACGAAATCAGTAGTTTACGGTATTTTCCGCTTCCGCTGTGCGTAGGATATTACGCACATTGCCGCACAGAATCGTCGCTCTCCAAAGCGATCCCCCATAATTACCCAGTGTTTTCCAATGCTTACATAATGCGTAAACGTTAACGCGCCTGGCACGTCCCATGCTTCTATATAGGCCATGAGCGGACGGCACGGAGCCGCCGACGAACTGAAGGAACCAAGATGACCACCGACATCAAGAGCGCCCTCGGATCCCTGGTCGCCAAGCTCAACAACATCAACGCCACCGTGGACTACCTGAAGTCCCGCGCGATGATGGGGGACCTCAGGACCACGGAGGCCCACGCAAGCAGCCTGGCCGACATGGTGCGCCAGGCTGCTGAATTGGCCGACCAGATGGCCGGCCTGGCCGGCGGGGCGCGGCGAGAAACAAAACGCGCAGCCTGAGGCTGGCGGTCCCTTCGCTCCACTCCGAACGGGGAGCCCGTCCTTACTACGAGCTGTTTGATGAGAGGACGACCATGATGCAGCTTCTTCGGTCAATCACCCAGGCTGACCGTGCCCTCGTCGTTGCCCATCTGGCAGCCCACGAGGCACTCCGGGAGCTCCGCCGGCTGGAGTTGGCCATCGCGGCCGACCCGCTGGCGGTGGAGCAGTACTACGCCGCCCTGGAGTCGTGGCGGGCCGAGGCCGGGTCGGTCCACAGGGCGGAGAAGGAGGCCTCCCGGCTCCGGGAGGAACTCGCTGAAGCCCTCCGTGAGTCCCGGTACTACCGGGCCGAGGCCTGGACGGATTTCGCGTTCTCCGCGGAGGCAGCATGACCAGGGCATGGACCCTCTCCGAGGTGGAGGCACTCCAAGGTCACGAGATGGTCCATCGCATAGGCCTCTCGGAGGCCATGCAGTTGGAGTTGATTCGCCTGGTCGAGGTCGGCTACCGCCACCAGCCTCGGTATGGCGTCCTCCGCCTGACCCAGGCGGCCCTCCAGAAGCGGGGCCTCGCCGTCTGGGAGGACGGGGTGTGGCGGCCCACCGACGTGGGGCACGCTGTCGCCGCCAGGATGCCGGATCCGCGGGTCCCGCGCTGGAGCGGGGCCGGGAGGACACCGAAGATCGACCCCTTTGAGGGGTAGGGATCCTCAGCCAGAAACGGCCCCCCGGTCCGGCATAGGAGACCGGAGGGTCCTGGAGCATGGTTCGACCCGGCGCCAGAAGGCCGGGGGGCCGTTTCGGGTTGAGGGTGCCTCGCTCGCACAGCGCCTGGGCCTGGCCGCCTGAACACCACGCCGAGTCCATCAGGGCCCGGCCCTATCCTCCGCCCCATGGCGATGACGTCGTGGGGCGAGGGATGGGACCCAGACAGATGGAGGTGGACATGGACGCGATCAACCTGGCGGCAGCGATGGCGGCGCACAAGGAGTGGCTGGAGAGCGGTGGGGATCGGGGCCAACGCGCCGACCTCAGCGGCGCCGTCCTCAGCGGCGCCGACCTCAGCGGCGCCGACCTCAGCGGCGCCGACCTCAGCGGCGCCGTCCTCAGCGGCGCCGACCTCAGCGGCGCCGACCTCAGCGGCGCCGACCTCAGCGGCGCCGACCTCAGCGGCGCCGACCTCAGCGGCGCCGACCTCAGCGGCGCCGACCTCAGCGGCGCCGACCTCAGTCCGATCCGGGCCGATCTCCGATCTGTGCTGGACGTCGTTCCGTTGGAGGTGCCGGCACTGCGGGCGGCTATTGTCGAGGGGCGTGTCGACGGCTCGGTCTATCAGGGCTCGTGTGCGTGCCTCGTGGGCACGATCGCCAACGCCAGGGGCTGCGACTTCGGGAGCATCCCGGGCCTGGTGCCGTCCGCCCATCGGCCCGCCGAGCGCTGGTTCCTGGCTATCCGCCCCGGCGACACCCCGGAGCGGAGCCAGATCGCCGCGATCACGCTCCAGTGGGTCGACGAGTGGCTCGCGGAGCATTCAGCCCCGGCCGAGCCCTCCGCCCAGACTGAGTCCCAGACCTGAGACCACCCCCGGCGGGCCCAACCCCGGAGCCCGCCCTCTGTCCCCTCCCCGCCGCCGAGGTGGTCGGGAGCGGAGAGAGTCACCGGAGGATCACTGATGGACTTCCAGCCCCACTACCTCGCCTACGCCCGTGGCCAGGGTCGCACCCCCGAGGAAGGCCGGGGGGCCGTTTCGGGTTGAGGGGCCTCGGATCCCTGATCACATCGCTTCACGAGGCTCCCAGGCTTCCCGCCTGCCGGGGCAAGCCTCCAACGCAGGGCGGGAGGGAGTTCCCCATGATCAACCTCACCGCCAACACCGTAACCGTCCGCCTGCCCGACGGCGGAGCGATCACGTTCCCGCCATCAGGAAGGGTTCTCACCCTGGAGGAGATCTCCGGGGAGCCCACCACGGTGGAGACGCCCCTGGGGGTCGTGCCCGTGGTTCCGCTGCGGGGCTACGGGAGGCTCGTGGGGGAGATCCCGGACCCGGATGCCACCGTGTTGGTGGTGGCCTTCCCGCCCCTCATCACCGCTCTGCGTGCGGCCGGACACCGGGGGCGGATCTTCGCCCCCGGCCTGGCAAAAAGGGGGGCCGATGGGTCCATGTTCGTGGAGGCACTCCGGGAGCACGACCCGGAGGGGACGCTCTCGGCCCAGGAGGCGGAACTGCGCCGCCTCATGGCCAACGCCATCTGCTGAGCAGGAGACTGCCCGTCTCATCGAAGACGGGCAGTCTCCTTGGTTGGAGTCGCCAGCCTCCCGATGCTGGCCTGCGATGGGCCTTCCCGCCGGCCCACGCTTTTCTCAAGCGGGATGAGGTTGCCCATGGCACGCACCGACTTCGAGTCCCTCGTGGCCCTCCGTTCTCGGCTTCCGGCTGGTCCATCGTCCCCCGCACCTTCGTCCGCTGCCCCAAGCGCGCCGGAGAAACTCCCCTGGGATCCCAGCTTCCCAGGCCGCAGCCCTGCCAGTACCAGGGAGCAGGAGGAAAAGGAGCGGCATATTGGCCGGCTCCGTGATGTTACCCAGGCCGTGGCCGAGTCCTACCAGGCTGGGATCGCGAACTGGGACCGCCTGCTTGAATGCGCATACGAGTTCGCTGGCGTCCCCCGTTATCCGGGGGTGGGCTACGACGCGGAACAGGTCCTTGAGGATGGGTACCGGCTTGCGGCAGGCCGGACCGTGAGGGGTTGGGAGAAGGGCCATGGGCCCTTGGGTGAGGCGCCACCTGCGGGCTGGGAGTCGCTATCGGTAGCGGTGCTCTTTCAGTACGTCCGGCGGCACGATGGGCGCGAGGAGGCCCGGCGCAGGGCCGGGGCTTCGGCCCAGGATGCCGTCATCATCTCAGGGACCTGCCTCAGGTGGGGGACACCAGAGGTGGTCGCCCTCACTGGGAGCGGCGACGTGGTGACCGTGGAGACCTCCAGTCTCTCCGTCTCTGAGGAACGGCTCAAGGAGGGGGTGCTGGTCTCTCTTCCGCCCTTCCCCTCGCCCGGGGGGTGGTGGGAGGCGGCTCCCCACGACGACAAGTCCTACCGGGCTCTCCGCCTGGTCCAGGAGGCCCCGCGGGGCCTCCTGGACGTAACCGACGCCCTCCCTCTATGGGGGAGGCACGAGAAGGAGGGCTGGGGCAGGTTCCTGCTCACGGCCTATCGCGGCCATACGGCCGTGGGGGCCGACGAGGCGCTTTGGCCTCTTCTGGACGCTCTTTCCAGGCTCCAGCGGGAGGGGATCCTGCCAGAGGGGGCTGGCTGGATCCGGGGATCTGCCCGGATCACCAGCAACGGTAAGCTCCACATCTCTAGCCACCCGGCATCCTCCCCGGTGGTCCTTGTCCATGTAGGGGGCCACGAGTCCAGCCGAGGCAGGTGGGGCCGGTCCGGCTACTGCCCCACCGTCAAGCAAGGGTGTTCGGCGGCCAGGGCCGAGGTCTTCTCTTCATCACGGGGTGGAGGGCAGGCGGGCGCTGCGGTTCTGGCAGCCGTTTCTGAGGGACGACCGCTCCTTCTCACAGACGGGGTTGGGTACGCTCTCCGGGGGAGAACCGTGGAGAGGGTTCCGGGACTGGCGGCAGGGACCCCGATTCCGGGTTGACCCCGGTGCCTCGCTCCTGCTCGCGGGCTTCACCGGCGAGCAGGCTCGGTTGCATCGGGGCGGGCCACGGTGGCGGGGCTGGATCGGTCATCGCATGCCCGGACGGGCCGGGCGGGGAGTGGGAGAATGGACGGGTGGCACATCATTCTCAGTTGTGCAGTCTTGGTGCTGGTCCCAGCTGTGTCCTGGGTTGACGCCGAGCGTCACCGGCAGTTCAGGCGTGCTGCCGATCTGGAGGACACGCTCCGCTGTAGCCGGGGGCAGGTTGCCCAGGCTGAGCAGAGGGCATCCCGTCTGCGGGATGGCCTCCAGGAGGCGAAGGCCCGTATCAGGGACCAGTCTCGGGTCCTCGAGGACCAGCGCGCGCAGATCGATCGGCTGAGCGCCATCGCCGAGAACTACCGCCTCTCCTCTGAGGAGGAGGGCGAGGTGGAACTTGACGGCCCGGAGGCCGCATGAGCACCCCCGTCAATCTCAGGCACTGCCAGGCCTGCGGGACGACCGTGGCCCCCAGGTACTGGCGGGTCCACGTAGCCTCACCGACCCACGCGGCTCGGGAGGCGGCACTCCGCGCCGAACAGGCCGCGCTCCGGGATCTCAGCGCGCGGCTCCGCGCCCGGAAGCGGGAGCGCTCGTGAGCAACTTCCGAGACGACTCCCAGCGCTGGCTGGAGCGCAGGGAGTTCGTGGAGGCCGAGGCCCGCCAGGAGGCCGAGTGGTTGGCCAGGGAGAGAGACCGCTGGCTCTCCCTGGCCAGCGCTGATCCCGATGCCGCCGACTACTGGCGGGGGCAGGCATCGGCACTGGAGTGGGACGCGGCCCACCACGGGATTGAGTTGAGGCCGCCCCTCCCGGTACCGGCTGTGGAGCCGGTCCGGGAGCGGGCCCGGAGCCCGTTTATCCGGCGCACGCGTCTGCCCCCGATGCCGGGGGAGGACGAGGAACTTACGTGGCCGCTCCGGATGGACGGAGCGGCTGGACGAGCGAGCACAGCGGCCGTGAGGCCGCGTGAAGGAGCAGCAGACATGAGCAGCACGGCGATCACGTTGGCCCCCAGTGCGGGGGATCTGGTCCCGATGGCGGACCTGGAGCGGATGGCGGAGGCGGTCGTCAAGTCCGGGTTCTTCGCCACGAAGACGAAGGAGCAGGCCGTCACGCTGATGCTCCTCTGCCAGGCCGAGGGCCTCCATCCGGTCCAGGCCATGAAGCGGTACCACATCATCCAGGGCCGCCCCTCCATGAGGGCGGACGCGATGCTGGCCGAGTTCCAGCGACAGGGCGGCAAGGTCGAGTGGCTGGAGCGCTCGGACGCCAAGGTCTCGGCCCGGTTCAGCCACGAGGCCGGCGGCTCCGTGACCGTGACGTGGGACCTCCAGCAGGCCCACCGCGCCCAGCTCACCACGGACATGTGGAAGAAGTACCCGCGCCAGATGTTGACCGCCCGAGTAGTCTCTGAGGGGGTCAGAACCGTCCTCCCGGGCGTCGTCGCCGGCATCTACACCCCGGAGGAGGTGGAGGACTTTATCCCTCCCCAGCGGACCGGCCGCGCGGTCAGCGACCTCACGCCGGCCACCGAGACACCAGCCGTCGTGGTTGACGTTCCCACGCCCGCCCAGGCCGAGTTCGACAAGCCCAGGGTGCCGCCCCACGTCGGCCGCCTTGGAGCCCTCGCCCGCCAGCACTGCTGGACCCGCGAGCAGGGCAGGGAGTTCCTCGGCTCCCTCGGGTTCGCCAGGCTGGATGATGTGCCCGCCGAGCGCGAGATCGAGATCGCCGATGTCATCCGGCGCGGGTACCACGCGTGGGCCGACGCCCGCTACCTGGAGCAGCACCCCCCCACGGAGGAGGAGCAGGACTGGCTCACAATCGCCCGCGAGGCCGGGTGGGCAGATGCCGCCGCCCTCCGCCGCATCCGCGCGTGGACGGGCAACCCGGATGGACTGGCCCTGGTGCTGGAGGGCAGCCCGGAGACCAGCGAGCCCAAGCCCGCAGCCTGAGCCGCCTCCCCTGCCCCTGCCCCCGGGACAGCTCGGGGGCGGGATGGAGGGGAGGATCGGGTAACCAGTGATGGAGGCAACACAATGGCCCGCCGAGATGTTCGCCAGCACGAATTCCTGTTCGAGGTAGAGGGTCCTGCTCCGTTCCCTATCGACATGCTCCGCTACGATCAATGTTTCCCGGCATCGGAGACCGACTCTGCACGGATCGAGCAGTCCTTCACGGACTCCCAGGACCGCCCCCTCAGGGTACTGCTCCGCGGTGGGCATCCCAATGCGGAGAGATGGGGGTCGTTCCTCTGGCGGGTTGTCGAGGTGCGGTATTGATGCGTGGTGCTGGCTGCCCTGCGGGGCGGAGGTTACCTGTACATGTGCCATCCGACAGCTTTCGATGTGCTCGTACTGGTGCAGTCGGCGCTCGACAACCTCTTTGCGGGCCGAGGACGCCGGGCTGCGCTTAGGCACCTGTCTGACCTCAGGAAGATGGTGAGGACTTCCCTCCCGATCCTGCACTATCAGGATCCAGATGCGCTACTGCCAACGGGAGAGATGCTTAACTTCCGCCTCTGGATCCAGTGCCCACGCTGCGCCCACGTCCACCGTAGCTTCGGCCGCGACATCGGCCACTACGGGGGTGAGGTTACAGAGATGCAATGCGATGGGTGCTCCTTCCCCTTCAGGCGTGCGGTCGCGTACGGAATACGAACAACCGTACGCAGGCCCATTGATTGGCGTGCCAGCAATGTCATAAGCTAATTGCGTATGACACAAGGATTGGGGTGGACTTCGCTTGCTAACATGTTGTAGGATCGTGGTTACTTCACAACTTAGGGGGAGCCACATGGGCAAGCACTACTTGCTTGGGGTGCGCACGAAGCGTTGGGCCTTTGAGGTGGCCGAGGAGGCCAGGGCTGCCACCGGGGCACGGTCGGTTGGGGACCTCCTTCGGAGGGCGCTGGGCCTGCCGGATCCCGGTGCGGCCCCACCGTCTCCGGCCCAGAGGGCAGAGCTCAGGGAGCGGCTGATCGCGGCCGCTCGACGGGCAGGTTGATGGGTAGCCAGGAGAGGCCCACGACGGAGTGGGCCCGTACCCGGCGGCAGCGCCTGGTGGATCGCTACCACGCAGGTGGCTGGAGCACCCGCAACCCCTGCGACCCGGACCTGGCGGAGGCAATCCTCCTGGCTATGCTCTCGGACCTGAGGGAGCGCCGACGCCTGGCAGGGCTGACCGCCAAGGCGATAGCCCAGCGGTTCGGGCTGAGCCGGCCGCTGGCGGGTCAGGTGCTGGAGGCGGCCTGCTCGGCCCAACTAGAGTGGGAGGAGTGCCCGGTGGCGGCTGGGATCCTCGCTGCCTACCGGGAGGCCAGCTGGAAGGCGAGCCGACGCGAGCAGGCGAAGGCTTCCGAGCAGGCCAGCGAGCAGGCTTCCGAGCAGGGATGCGAGCAGGGAACCGGCAGGGAAGCGAGCAGGGAAAACGCTTGCGAGACCGGCACATCGACGCACAAGCGAGCACGGAACCGGCAGGCTTCCGAGCAGGGATGCGAGCAGGGAACCGGCAGGGAAGCGAGCACTATCGCGTGCGCGCGTCGAGATCCGGATCGATCCTTGAGCCTAGAGCCTGGAGCACACTCCGACGCGGGCGCGTGCGAGGCATCCGGTTGGCCAGAAGAGCAGGAGCGCACCACCATCACGCCGGCTGCAGACGAGAACACTCAGCCCCAGGTGCCCAAGGGAAGTTCGACTGATTCCCAGGTGCGTGCCGATTCCAATGGGCGCAACCTGGCGAACGCCCAACAAATCCTTGGTGCCAACGGGCAACAGGCGAATTATGGGCCCTTTTCCCCTTCGGTATCCAGAAGGATAGCCACCGCAGAGCCTCTCGGCCAGTCCTCTGCCCCAGATGCCCAGAACGTTGCCGAGGTATCACAGCTAGGGGCGATGGCGGTACACAGCGGCTTTCCCATCACGGAAACCGCTGCCACAGATGGCAACTCTCCGTCGCTGCTAAATGCGGGTGGCGGACATCTCCAGGCGTCCAAAGAGTCCGCTGAGGGCGCCCCTGGTGCGGGGTCGCCCCCGTCGAGTCCCGGGCCTTCAAGCGGTACATCACAGAGCGGCCCCCATCCCCGCATTTCCGCACGACTTGGGATCTCCCAGGATGTCCTCAGACCGAGGCTTGGAGCCGGCGGTAGGAATCTCACGGGCCTCAGCGCGCCGTCCGACCAAGCGCCAAAGCCTCAACCAGGGTGGGCACTTCGCCTGGCCTGGAACAACCAGTGCCGTGTCCACGGAGGCCTCCGGCTCACGGACGAGGTGATGATTCCGCCCGAGGTTCTAGCCGTCGAGGACAGGGCGGTGGCGTTGGTGCCGGTGTACTTCCGGCTGAACCGGTCCCGCGATCGACCCGGACTCCGGGTTATGCAAGGGCCAAGGTTCGAGGAGTACTGCAGGCGCTGGTTCTGGGAGGTGGACTCATGGGCGAGGCTCTCCGGCCCAGGCGCCATCGAGGGACCCGCCGGAAGTGAGCCAGCCTGCGGTCAGATCCCTGACCGAGAGGAGCGCCATGGACGAAATGCAGGAGATCGCAGAATACCAGCGACGCCTCGAGGCGGAGCGGGTGAGGCGGGGCCTCACACCGGAGGGCCGCCAGGGCACGGTGGCGACGCTGTCGCAGGTGATGCAGAGCGGGCAGCTGCCCTCAAGCGGGTCCGGCAAAGGGCAGCAGGTCGCGCGAACCCTCCCGGCCCTGGATAGCCCTGAGTGGTCCGAGCCCCCGGAGGCGAGCGACTGTTCCCGGTGCGGGGCCGTCGGCCTTCCCTGGGTGAAGCGGCTCGTCCCGAGGGAGGTCAGTCCTAGCGGGTGGGTGTGGGCACCTGGCCCATGCCTTCTATGCACCCGTCGGGCCGAGGAAGAGGGGCGGGCCGCAGCCAAGGACCGGATAGACGCGAGCCTCCGGAGGTCTCTGGAGGCATCGGGCCTGCCACAGGCCGCATGGGACCTCAGCGTCCTGGAGTTGGCCGGGGTGGAGGCCTGGGAGGGCAACGCCCTTGCCGTCGAGGCGCTGGCCGAGTTGGGCCGTGGCTCTATCGTCCTCTGGGGGGAGCGGGGAAGGGGGAAAACCCACCTGGCGATGGCCCGCTGTGCTGACTTCGTGCGGGATGGGGTCGGGGTCCTGATGCTCGTCGAGCCCCAGTTCTTCCACCTGGCCCGCCTGTTCGAGGGCAGGAAGAGCTCCAGGGACATCGTGGCCGAGGCGACGGCCGTGGACGTCCTGCTCCTGGACAACCTGGGTGCCCTGGAGCGCATGACCCCGTTCGCCCGGGACGCCATGGTTGAGGTGGTGCTGACGCGCCACCAGGAAGGGCGCACGACCATCCTGACGATGGTCGCAGCACCTTGGCACCAGGACGGATCCGGGGAGCCTTGGCTGGCCTGCCACTTTGGTGGGGACGTTCACGCCAGGGTCGATAGCTGGCCTGCCTACGAGATCACAGGCGCCGACCTCCGTCGGCGGGAGCGGCACTGACGCTGGGTGCGAGTGGGTGGCCAGAATGCGGGGCCGGGGCGGACAAGGCGGAGCGGAGGCAGACAGTGGGAGCCGAGGTCATCCACATACAGGGCGGGGTCTCCGTCGCGCCCTCAGCGCCCTTCGACCTGGAGGCGGAGCGCGCTGTCCTCGGGGCAATTCTGGTTGAGGTCGAGGCCATTTCAAGGGCCGCAGACGTCGTCCGGGACGTGGATTTCTACCTGGAGAAGCACCGGCGAATTTACGGCCGGATGCTGGCGATGTGGGAAGCTGCCCGGCCCGTGGACATCGTGACCCTGGCGGCGGACTTCCGCCAAGAGGGGGTGCTGGAGCAGATCGGCGGAATCGTCTACCTGTCGAGCCTCCTGGACGCGGCCCCGCTGACAGCCCACGTGGCCGAGTACGCTCGGATCGTCCGTGAGAGGTCTGAGGCCCGGCAGGCGATGGAGGCGGGACGAAACGCGGAGGAGCGCATCCAATCGGGCGACCCTGTCCGTGAGGTGGTCGCGGCCCTCCAGTCCAGGCTCTTCGGGATCCAGGAGGGCGCCGACGGGGGTGCGGCCGTTCCGATTGGCAGCCTCATGCAGGGGGCCTACGGGGTGATCGAGCGCCAGTCAGAGAGCGTGGGGGGGGTTACCGGGATTCCGACGGGTCTGGCCGGCCTGGACAAGATGCTGTCCGGCCTCCAGAAGTCGGACCTCCTCATCCTGGCGGCCCGGCCCTCGATGGGCAAAACCGCGCTCGCCCTGAATATCGCCGTCCATGCTGCCCTTCGGGAGGGGGTCCCGTCCCTGTTCTTCTCCATGGAGATGAGCAAGGAACAGCTTGCCTTGCGGGTGCTCCTCTCTGAGGCCAGGGTGGACGGCAGGAAGGCTCAGGGGCCGGGGCTGTCGGAAGCCGACTGGGAGCGGCTCGCGCTTGCGGCCGACCGGCTCCGGGACGGGAAGCTCTTTATCGACGACACACCCGGGCCCAACGTGCTCGACCTGCGGGCCCGCTGCCAGCGTGTTCGCCGGGAGTACGGGCTTGGGTTGGTCGTCGCTGACTACCTCCAACTCATGACGGGGGTGGGAAAGGTTGGGTCCAGGGAGCAGGAGATCTCCCAGATCTCCCGCAGCCTCAAGGCCCTGGCCAAGGACATGAACATCCCCATCATCGCCCTGTCACAGCTCAACCGGAGCCTTGAGTCCCGGACCGACAAGCGGCCGCTGATATCAGACCTGCGGGAGTCCGGGGCCATCGAGCAGGACGCCGACATCGTCATGTTCATCTATCGCGAGGCGGTCTACAAGCGGCAGGACGGGTCAGAGGATCACCTCTCCGAGGCGGCTCGGCGCCACGCCGAGGTGATCGTCGCCAAGCAGCGGAACGGACCCATCGGAACCGTGGATCTCGTCTTTATTGGCGAGCACTTCCGCTTTGAGACTATGGCGACGTGGGGGTGACTGCGGAAGGCGGCGTACGTGGAGCGAGTGTGCAAACAAGTGGGAGCGGAGAAGTTAACTGTGGAAGCGAAGAAGGATAGGAAGCCCCGTAGTCCCGGGCTGAGCGCCAATGCGGGGGTCGCCCTGACCAACCGGCTCACGGCGGCCCTTCAGCAGGCGGATAGACCCCTGCAAGTGTCCGAACTGCTCGAAGCGGCCGGATACCAGCAGGGCCACAAGCCGGTGGGCCCGGCGAGGTTCCGCCTCCAGAAGTGGACCAGGATGGGACTGGTCACGGTCTCCGTAGAGCGGGTGCCAAGGCCCCGAATAGAGGTGGTCCAACCGCAGCCGCCTCATCCCGCTCCACCCGGGTTCCACTGGAGCGTCTACGGCCGAAAGGCCGGGCGCTGGAGCCTGGTGAAGGACCGGGCGCGCAAGGCAGGGAACCCGCCGAGGCCTCCGAAGGGGAAGCCTGCGGCTCCACTGACCATGGTAAAGGTTGTCCGCTACCGGTGGGCGGGGGTCAAGCTCGCCGACCTGATGCGGCAGCCTCTGAGGAAGGCCCGATGAAGCGCCGCCGCCTGGTCAAGGGCACCACTGACGGCTACCTCCAGGTGGGTGGTACCTGGCTGGTACGGAGCCGCCGCCTCACCGAGGGGCGGGATAAGGGCAAGCCGTGCTGGTGGGTTGAGGTTTGGCATGGGGAGTCCCCGACCGGGGAGACCCGCTACCCCGATCGCAACGCGGCTGAGGCCGCACTGAGGGCCCCGCTGTGAGCGACCACGTGGAGCGGGCGTGCAGAAGGTGCTCGTCCCTCCTCCATCACGAGGAGGAGTGCCCTAGCAGGGTGGCTGTGGGGTCCGCTGTGCGCCCGGCCGTTCCCCTGCAGAGTACGCCGGACGGCCAGATCATATCTGGCCGCCAAAATGATTTTTGTAGCGCTTGATCTCGTTTGCACCATTAGTTCAGGTAGTTGAGCAATCGGACAGCGGATGTCCGGACCTGGCTGGCCAGAAGCGGATGATGGGGAACCACACGCCTGTCTGGGGGTCACGGTGGCAATCAAAGAAGTTGAGCAGGAGGGCGCCCGTGCGGACGCACTGGGGCGACTCATCCCGGACGTGGAGGAGTATCTGAGGGTACACCGGCTCTCGTGGGCGGTCACGACGGCCCGGACCGCTGGGATCATCCTCCGGCGGGTGGCCCGTGATCTGGTACAGGCGGACCCCTCGCTGGAGGGGTGGAGCGGGGTGACCACCGGTCACCTGGTCGAGTGGCTGGAGAGCAGGAAGCTGAGCCCCTCGACCACGCGGGCATACGTAGAGCGACTGCAACGCCTCTTCGCGTGGCTGATGGTGACGGGTCGGGTGGAGACCAACCCCGCAGCCGCCCTGGAGGGGCCCCGGATACCACAGTCGCTTCCGCGGGCCCTCTCAGCCGACGAGGTGAGGCGGCTCCTCAACGCCCCGGACACCTCGACGCCCAGAGGCATCCGGGACCGGGCCATCCTGGAGGTGGCGCTCTCGTCCGGGGTGCGGGTCTCGGAGCTCGTGGCGTTGAGCATTGGGGATGTGGATCTCTCCCAGGCCCCGGCCACCGTGCTCGTCCGCCACGGCAAGGGGGCCCAGGACAGGGTGACCTACCTGGACGCCGAGGCGGTCAGGTGGGTCCGAAGGTGGCTGGTCATCCGCGAGCGGGGGGATGCCCCTCCCCAGTCGGACGCCCTCCTTGGGGACGTTGCGACGGGCCGCCGGCTTACGGACAAGGCGGTCCAGGACCTTGTCCCAAGGTACGGGAGGATGGCCGGGATCGCGGGCAGGGTGACGCCCCACGACCTGCGGCACACCATGGCTACCCGCCTCGTGCTGGTCGGGATGCCCCTCCCGGCCATCCAGGCGCTGCTGGGCCACCGCACCCTCGCGGCGACCCAAATATACGTGAAGCTTACGGCCCTCCAGGTGAGGGCGGAGTTCGGCAAGCACTCCAGATAGGGGGGCGCGGACGTGGAAGAGCTGATGCGGAGCCTGGAGCGGCTCCTGGCGGAGACGCGGGCCGAGCGGGACCTCTGCCAGGACCCGGTCTCGGCCCACGACCTGAGCACGGCAGCGGACGTGCTCGCGAGGGCTCTTAAGCGGGTGGAGGAGATCGCGGGGGTTGGGCGGAAGCGGAGAGCGGGGCGGTGAACTCTTGGAGGGATAGATGTGGCTGTACATCCCATCAACGTGCTTGAGGTCTGCTCCGGCTACGGAGGCCTCGGCCTCGCCCTTGACGTGGCATTGGGAGGCGCTCGCACGGTCTGCCACGTTGAGAGGGAAGCATTCGCTGCCGCGACGTTGGCAAGGCGCATGGCGGAAGGCACCTTGGATGAGGCACCTATCTGGTCTGACCTGCTCACCTTCGACGGCAGGCCGTGGCGTGGAGTCGTGGGTGGAATCGCTTCGGGCCTCCCCTGCCAGCCCTATTCCACGTCCGGGAAGCGATTGGGGCATGCCGACGAGCGAGCCATCTGGCCGCACTTCTGCCGGGTCGTTGAGGAAGTCCAGCCTCAGTTCATCTTCCTTGAGAACGTCCCAAGGTTCCTTGCCTTTTTCGAGCCGGTCGCGCTCCGACTGGAGTGGCTGGGTTACCGAGTCGAAACGCCTCTCGTCCTCGGTGCGGACGATGTTGGCGCGAGCCACAAGCGCAAGCGCGTCTTCATCCTGGCACACACCGGATGCAACGGGCGCAGCGGTCAACTGGCCGACGCCGACCGTCTGCGGCAACGACAATCGCAAGGGGGCAAGCACAACGAGCGGGGATGGACTCCAGACGGCGGTGAAGATCTGGCCGACCCCGTGCGCATCGGACGGCAAGCGGGGCGACCGCACGGAGCACTGCGCGCAGGACCCGAGAGCGGGCATGGACCTGATGACTGCTGCCATGAACTTCCAGAGACCGACTCCAGTGACAGGTGGCGACCGTGGACCGACGGAGACTTCCCCGGAGATGTGGGCGACGCCGACAGCCAGGGATGGGAAGGACGGCACAGCGGCCTTTGCCGAGGTGGACACGAATTCGCTTCTTGGGAGAGAGGCGCCCCGCTGGGCCTTTTCGCATGGGGACCTGGTGACCGACGGTGGGCGGATCCACCCGCCTCAGTCGATCCGCCTCAACCCGCGCTTCGCAGAGTGGCTGATGGGTCTGCCCCTTGGATGGACCGATGCCGAGCTGTCGGCAATGGAGTGGTGCCACTGGCAGCGGCTATTTCGTTCAGAATACTCGCGGCTCGTGCGGGTCTTGTCGAACTCTGATCTGGTCAGCGCGGTACGACGGGAGGGCGCAGCATGAAACAGAAACCATGGTGGTGGAGGCGTCCCATGCTGCGTGACCTCCTGTTCCGTCTGAGCGACGGCCTGCCCTGCCGGGTCATCCACCAGGTCCAGGGCACGCCGTACCTGGAACGCTACCACGTGGCCAGCGCGGGCCAGGTCAACGTGTACCTGCACCGGTTCGTCGGCGACGACGCCCCAGGCGTGCTCCACGATCACCCCTGGCCGCTCGCCCTGAGCCTCATCCTCTGGGGCGCGTACCGGGAGGAGCGGCTGGAGCAGATCCACCATGCCGTCACCCGATGGAGGGTACTGGGGCCGGGGCGTCTCAACCTCATCCGAGGGAACGACCATCACCGTGTCGAGTTGGTCTCCCCCGAGGTCTGGACGCTCTTTGTCACCCTCGGCAAGACCAAGGGGTGGGGGTTCCTGACCGGGTTCGGAGGGGCGACCATCCACACCCCGTGGAGGACCTTCCTGGGGGAGGGTGGGGCCGCCACGCATGATGGAGCAGAGCATGGGGAATGGCGGTGGTGGTTGCGAGCGCCCCTTGGCCGGGACGCAGATGGCAGGGTTGAAGGGGCGGTGGCCCCATGATGCCCTACGCCAACGGCATGCGTCATGCTGTCCCCGACGCCCTGCGGTCCCCGGGTGACGCCTACATCACAGAGGGGTGGGTCGTGGCCCACTGGCTACGTCAGACCCTCTATCAGCCGCCGCCCGAGCTGCTGGTCTGGGATCCTGCCGCGTGCGGGGTTGCAGGCTGGGCCATCGGGAGAGCGCTGGGCCTCGCCTGGGATCGCCCCTTCCGGCTCTCGGACATCCGGCCTCAGGGGCCCGGGGTGGAGGTGGAGTCCTTCCCCACGGACGGCTCGCCAGCTCCGCGCCCGGAGCACGATGGGCCGGTTCTCCTGGCCACGAACCCTCCGTTCTCCGACCTATCCGCATGGATCGTGGCGTGGCGGAGGTCCGCCCGGCTGGGCGACGCGATGCTCCTCGTCAGCGACTCGGGGGCGCTCACGACGGCGGAACCCCGCGCCTATGGGATGGCCGAGCGGGTCCAGCCCTGCAAGCGTATGGCGTTCGGCCTCACCTCTGACGACGCAGACCACCTCCGGAGGCTCGTGGCCTCTGGGGAGAGAGCTCCTCAGCCTATCTCTACGGGAAACCACAAGACCGGCCCAACCGGCGAGGGGATGCCCAGCACGGGCAAGGCACACTGCTTGGGTCTCTGGACCTGGCCGCCGTCGCACTGGAGCGGATCACGAGAGGTCTGCGAGCCGGTCATTCCGGCGGATCTCTGGATGGGCGACCTGTTGATGCAGCGGTGCGCCGAGGCCGTCGGGCTGGTAGCGGCGAAGCAGGAGGCGGCATGATCGGCCGAGTCACCAGCCGCCAATATCGAGAGCGGATCCGCGCTCTCACGGAAGCGGCCGAGCACCTGGAGAGCAAGGCCTGGGACCAACCGCACCTGGAACCGGGCGAGTGGCTCATGGCCGCCAGGGCGATCCGGGGACTCCTGCCGCGGCTCTACCGAGCCGAGAGCCGAGCCAGAGCGCTTGAGGCGGCAGGCGATCGTGGGGTTCCCACATGAGAGATCCCGCCTGGATCGAGCCCTTCGCCGGCTCCGCCGCGGTCGCCCTCCACCTCCTGGGCGGGTCGCCCCCGATCGGGTACGCGGGGAACAAGCGGGCCGCGGCGCCGGCCATCGCGGCCCGGCTCTGGGGTGACCGGGGAGATCCTGGTCGCATCGTCCTCGCCGACGTCGGCCCCTGGGGCGTGGTCTGGCGGGTCGCCGCTGGGGGGGGCTGCCCCGGGTTCTCCGCTGCATGGAGGGCTGGCCCGCCATGACTGACCGCGACCTCTGGCACATCCTCGCCGAGCAGGTTCCCGAGGACCCGATCGAGTTCACGGCGGCCTACCTGCTCGTCCAGGCCCGGCAGGCGCATCACGCTCCGATATGGGTGCGAGGAAGCGCCGGCGGGCCACGCGGGCTGTGCGACCCCACCCACCGGGCCACGGAGACGTGGGCAAAGGACAGCGGGACCCGGCCCCATCACAAGGCAGCTGGGTCGTCGTGGCAGCGGGAGAACACCAAGCCGAGCCACCACGCGGCGCCCCGGGCGAAGCAGTGGGGTGACGCCCTCTCTCGGGCCACCCTCCAGCAGCGTGTCGCCGACCTTTGTGCCCTCCCCTGGCAGCGGGTCGTGGTCGTGCCTGACGCCGACGCAGCGGTCTCCCTGGCCCGGCGCGGGGATGTGGTCTACCTGGACCCTCCCTACCTCCACGCCAAGGTGAGGTACGCGCGGAAGGGTCTCCCAACGGAGGACCTGGAGGCGCTGGCGATGCGACCGGCCGAGAAGGGGGCCGTCGTCGGCATCTCCGAGGGATACCCGCTGCCCGGGCTGGTCCGGCTGGGATGGCTGGTGGAGGACATCACGCGGCACTTCCGGGGCAGGAGGTCTCCCGGCGCGGAGTGGCTTACGAGATTCGACCCGTGCTGGTGGGACGGCAGGCAGGCGACGATCTGGTCGCTGGTGGGTCGCGAGGGATGGAGGGCAGCAGCATGAAGCGGACACCAACGACGACGCGGACGGTCTTCTTCACCATGGTGAGGCACCCCGTCAATGGCTGGATCCGGGTGGGAAACGCCTACGCCTCCCGCAAGGCCGCCTCAGGGTGGCTGTCGTTCGTGCGCGGCGCGTGGCGCGGATGTCAAGTGCGGGTCTCGCAGTGCACCCTCCAGTACGTCGGGGGCGTGCTCACCGAGCGGTCGAGGGCGGTGCTGGACCAGAAGTACAACCTGGACTCCTGACGGGGCGGCGAAGGCAGCAGGAGGCGTGGTCGCACCCAGAGGAGTGGCGCTTCGCCTTACGCCGTGGGGCCATCACGCTGTGGCTGCCGAAGCCCTCAGCGTGAGGACGGTAGGGTGTCTCTGGAGGCTCACAAGGGCGGGGCGGGAAGCCCTGCGAGCGCTGAAGGGGGGTGTGTGATGCGCATGGGAGAGGCGAGACGTGATGTGGTGCCGAATGGCGAGGCGAAGCTCTTCCACGAGGTCCGACCTCGGCGGGGGTTCGGCGACCTCTTGCTTCCACCGCTCGTTCAGCGGGCCTGCTCCGAACTGGTGGAAGAACACAACCGAGTGGACCTCCTGCGTGCCCATAACCTCGAGCCACGTAACCGCGTCCTCCTCGTCGGCCCACCGGGCAACGGAAAGACGTCGCTCGCAGAGGCGCTCGCACAAGAGCTTGGAAACCCGATGCTCGTGGTGCGGTACGAAAGCATCATCGGCAGTTATCTCGGTGAGACCGCTGTACGGCTCGCCAAGCTCTTTGCCCACGCCCGGACCCAGCGCTGCGTGCTCTTCTTCGACGAGTTCGACGTCATCGGCAAGGAGCGCGGCGACATCCACGAGACCGGCGAAATCAAGCGGGTCGTCAACTCGCTGCTGCTGCAGGTCGATCAGCTTCCGTCACACGTCGTCGTCGTAACCGCGACCAACCACAGCGAACTCCTCGACCGTGCCGTGTGGCGCCGCTTTCAGCTCCGGCTGGACTTGCCAGCTCCGGGAAAGGTACAGCGCATTGCGTGGCTGGAGATGTTCGAGAAGCGAAGCAGGCTCCAACTCGGCTGCACCCACGACCACCTCGCGCGCCGATTGGCTGGCCTGAGCTTTGCGGAGCTCGAGCAGTTCGCCCAGGACGTCCAACGTCGCTGCGTGCTCACCATGCCAGGTGCGGACATTAGGAGCATCATCGGAGACCGGCTGAGGCAGTGGACGAGCCGCGCCGCACCTACACCTACCTCGCCCGGGGACGAAGATACTGATCCGCCGTTGCTGATCCAGCCGGAACCCGGCACGGGGCCTGGAGGCATAAAAGGGCCCCGGCCGCCGTGAGGATTGGCGACCAGGGCCAGGCCCGGGGAGGAGACGGCGCTGCACTCGCAGGAGGTGGGGTTCTCGGCAGGGCCGCGGGAAGACCCGGGGCATGGGAGGACATTAGCACGCCTCGACTCGTCTGGCAACCGATCGTTAAATGATCGGCAGACGACCGTAGAACATGAGGCGATTGTGCTTGACTCGGTGCATCCCATGCCGGTACCGTTAGGGCAGACTTAACGGCCATCTGGGGGAGGCCAATGCGAGGAGCCGGGCATGGAGGCGGTGCTGGCGAGTCTGCTGCAGCAGGTGTTCAGCGTATACGGGCTGAGCACGGCGGCGTTGATGGTGCTCGCCTGGCGCTTCGTCGTCCGGCTCGAACGGCGGGAGGAGGAGGACAGGGAGGAGCGGCGCCTGCAGCGCCAACGTCTGGACCAGGAGGCGATGTCCCAGACGAAGCTCTTGGCGCGTGCTGTGGAGCTCCTGGAGGACATCGAGCGGGCACAGCCCCGGAGGCGGGCATGAGCGGCACCCGGGCGGCGGGGTGCCTGTTCGTGATCGCGGCGCTGCTCATGGCGCTGGCGTGGCTGCAGGCCGTGAGGCTGAGTCGCACTGAGGCGGCGCCGATGGCCGCTCCCGGGATTGGACGGGACAGCTCCGGCGAGCTTACCAGCGGCCTTGCAACCGAGCCCAGCACGGCCACCCGGTGGCTTACGCAGGCCAGGGGCGAGCCGTGAGGCTTGCGCTCGTGGGCGCCCTCCTCCTCGGAGCGTGTACCCCCGAGGAACCGGAGGAGGTCTGCCCGTGCTACCTGGTCCGCTGCCGGCCGAAGTGCCCGACCGGGACCATGGCTGAGATCCCGGTGAGAGAGCCGACGGAAGGAGGGACGGGTGGACCGTAGGCGGACGGCACACTCGACGGAGGATCCCATGGTGACGCACGACGCTCTGCTGGTGTCTCTCTGGGTGGGATGTCTCCTCGTCGCCTACTTCGTCGGGGTCCTCAGCGGGATGGCCTCCGTCTTTGGGGAGTGGCGCAGGGCCGATGAGGGCCATGAAGCGCTGAAGCGGCAGAGCGAGGAGGGATGATGCGCCGCTACCCTCCCCCAGGCCAATGGGGCATCGGCCTCGACCCCCGGGCGAGGGGGTTCGACTCGATCGTCCCCCTCCACCGGAACGCCCTCGGATTCGCCTTGATGCGGAGCATGGAGATGCGGAGGACCGAGCCCCTTCCCCTGCGGATGCGGATGGTGCGCCCCGCGCTGGTGGCGCTCGCCTTCCTGGCGGGGTTGCTCCTCGGCTGCTCCGGAGCTGGCGCCTTCACGGTGCCGGGACCCGAGGAGCCTACTCCGACGCCCTGCGAGCGGCCGAGGTGCGGGGGGAGGCGATGAACCTGTGCGAGGCCTGTCGCTACCGCGCCGAGAGCCGGCGTCGGGTGGAGGAGCGGAAGGGGCGCCCGATCCTGGACCCAGCGCCGCGGGCCGAGTGCAAGCTGCACGAGGGGTACGGGGTAGAACCGGCAGAGAGCCTGGCGCGGTGCAGGGACTTTGAAGCTCGGGGTGACGGGGGTGAGCAGTAGAGGGGGCAGCCCGTCGGGGCGGCCCGAGCACCGCCAGGTTGTGGCATGTGCAACGGTAGAGCGATCGTTCGGAGGGCAGCGTGGGCAGCGAGCCATTGGCCATCGAGGACCTTCTGCCGGACCCTCGCAACCCGAGGCGTATCTCTGACCCAGCGCTGGAGGGACTCCAAGCCAGCCTCCGTGCGTTCGGCGATGTTTCCTTGTGCTGGAATCGTCGCACCGGGGAGATGGTCTCGGGCCACCAGCGGCTCGCCGCGCTCAAGGCGGAAGCCAAGCGCCGAGGCAGTGCCCTCGCCATCCACGAGCGCGGAGACGAGCGCGCCGACATCGTGCTGCCCGCCGGCAATGGGATGCCTGAGGAGCGGTTCAACCTGCGGATCGTAGACTGGGACAGGGCGACGCAGACGGCCGCCAACCTGGCGGCGAACAACCCCGGCATCTCGGGCGAGTTCACGCCGGACGTTGGCGCGCTGCTGGAAGAGGTGGAGGCGTCGTTCCCGGAGTTGTACGACGATTTGAAGCTGGCGGAGATCCTCGAAGAGTTGGGGGAGGAGACCTCGACCGAGAGCAAGCCCGAGGCGGGAGAGGGACCGGAAGCGCAAGTGGACCGGGCTGCGGAGCTTGCCGAGGCATGGGGAACGGCGCGTGGGCAGGTGTGGGAGGCGGGGCGGCATCGCGTGATGTGTGGGGACTGCCGAGATCCCGATGACGTGGCGCGCCTCCTCGATGGGCGCAAGGTCAACGTGGCGTTCACGTCGCCGCCCTACGCATCACAGCGCAAGTACGACGAGGAAAGCGGGTTCAAGCCCATCCACCCCGATGCCTATGTGGACTGGTTCGAGGCGGTGCAGGCGAACGTCCGCGGCGTGCTCGCTGACGATGGCTCCTGGTTCGTCAACATCAAGGAGCATTGCGACGACGGCCAGCGCCACCTCTACGTCAAGGATCTGACCATCGCGCACGTTCGGCGGTGGGGATGGCGGTTCGTGGATGAACTGGTCTGGGTCCACAACGGACTGCCCGGTGCTTGGGATAACCGATTCAAAAACCAGTGGGAGCCCGTCTTCCACTTCTCGGGCGGGAGGGCCATCAAGTTCAGCCCGAGGACGGTTGCAAACGCTTCTGAAGTTGCATTTAAGTACAAGGGCAAGTTGAAGGCCAGCGCGACAGGCAACCCGATCTCCTGGTCCGGATCAGACGTCGACCGAACGGAGGGCATCGCGCTCCCGGGGAACGCTCTGCAACTGGGCAAGTCGCGGGAGCAGAATGCGCATGAGGCGGTCTTCCCCGTCGGTCTACCCTCCTTCTTCATCCGCGCCTACTCCGACCCCGGCGACTTCATCTTCGATCCCTTCCTCGGGAGCGGCACGACCGTCGTAGCCGCCGAGCAGGAAGGGCGCGTCGGGATGGGGATGGAGTTGTCGCCCAAATACCTTGGCGTCATTCTGGAGAGGCTGTCTCAGATGGGCCTCACCCCGCGCAAGGTGGAGGGCTGATGGGCCGCCCGACCGACTGCACACCGGAGTTCATCGACGCCGTGTGCGCGGAGATCCGCAAGAACGGGACGCCCCTCAACATTGCGGCCGAGGCTCTGGGGGTCAGCAGAACCACGATCTATCAGTGGAGGACACGAGGGGCAGCGGGAGAAGAGCCTTTCCGAACGTTCCGAAACGCTATTGAAGCAGCCATTCCAGAGGGGCGCCGCGCCCTCCTGGAGGAGATCCGCCAGGCGGGCAAGGGTGGGGCAAAGCGGGTCAGGGTGACGGTAAAAAAAGAGGTCAAGCGCGGGCCCGACAAGCGGCCGGTGCTGGGCCCCGATGGAAAGCCCGAGATGATCGAGGTGGAGCGGACCGAGGTAGTCGAGACCCTGGAGCCCCAATGGGCCGCGAACGCCTGGATCGCGGAGCGGACGTGTCCCGAGGAGTTTGGGCGGCGGGAGAGGATCGAGCACTCAGGCCCCGATGGTGGACCCATTGAGACGAAGACGCGGATCGACCTGAGCGGGCTGAGCGAACAGGAGCTGGACATCCTTGAACGGCTTGCAGCACGGAGCCATCGAGATCCCTAGCTTGGAGGTCATCCGGGCTGAACGGCAGCGGCGTAGAATTGAGCGGGCCCGGGAGTCCTTCCGTGACTTCATTCGCCTTGCCTGGGCCCAGGTTGATCCCCACACCCTCGTGGACGGCTGGTACCTGGACGCCTTGGCGGAGCACTTCCAGGCCGTGAGCGCCGGCCAGATCCGCCAGCTCGTGGTCAACATCCCGCCCCGCTTCGCCAAGTCCACGATCGGCTCCGTCCTCTGGCCCGCCTGGGACTGGCTCCAGGATCCGTCGAGGGGGTGGCTGACCGCATCCCACAGCCACAATCTCGCGATCCGGGACGCGGTCAAGGCACGGCGGCTCATCGAGTCCCCCTGGTACCGTGAGGCCTTCGGCGTGGGGTGGGCCCTGCAGGCGGACCAGAACGCCAAAGGCCGGTACGACAACACGGAGAAGGGCTACAGGCTCGTCACCTCCGTCGAGGCGAAGACGACCGGCGACGGCGGGGACATCACGCTCTGCGACGATCCCCTGGACGCCCGGGACGCCTACAGCCCCGCGGCCATCGAGACCTGTCGGATCTGGTGGAAGGAGGTCTGGAGCTCCCGGGTCAACGACCCCCGGACGTCCCGACGCGTGCTCGTCATGCAGAGGATACACGAGCAGGATCCAGCGGGCGAGTGCCTGACGGACCCCGGGTGGGAGCGGCTCATCCTCCCGCAGGAGTACTCGCCCAGCGTCTACGTCACGGCCCTCGGGTGGACGGATCCTCGCACCGAGCCCGGTGAGCTCCTCTGCGAGGAGCGGATGGGGCCGGTTGAGGTGGCGGCCGCCAAACGCAGCCTGGGGCCGGCCTACGAGGGCCAGCACAACCAGAGGCCGACCCCTCCCGGGGGGCGCATGATCAAGCGGGCCTGGATCCAGCGCTACGACGAGACGCCCCGGGCCATGGCGCGGCGCTGCGAGAAATTGATCCAGACGTGGGACTGCACCTTCACCGACGCAGAGGGCTCGGACTGGGTTGTCGGCAACGTCTGGGGATTTGTGGGTGCTGACGCCTGCCTCCTGGCGAGAGTCCGGGAGAAGCTGGACCTGCCTGGCACCTGTGAGGCGATTCGGAGGCTGACTCTGGCCTGGCCGGCGGCTGCGGCCAAGTACGTCGAGCGCCGGGCGAACGGCCATGGTGTAATCTCGTCGATGCGCCGGGAGGTGCCGGGCCTTATAGCCTGGCCCCCGGAGGGGTCAGAGTTCGCCCAGGCGAACAAGATGCAGCGCGTGGCGGCCGTGTTGCCCTACTTCCAGGCGGGGAACGTCTGGCTCCCCACCGAGCCCTGGGCCGACGAGGTGGAGGAGGAGTGGTGCCGGTTTCCCCTGGGGTCGGATGACCAGGTGGACGCGATGACGATGGCGCTCATCGCCCACTACCTCGAGGGCGACGGCGAGGGGCCCACTGTCTGGGCGGTGGAGTAGGTTTCCAGGTGACGGCTGACATGCTCGATAGGGCCCTACGAGAGAGACCCAGTTTTGCGACCAGGTCACACCTGGATGGAGCCACTATGACTCGCCTGAGCTACAACGCCGCCCTCCAGGCTGACCGCCACCACCGCGCCGTCTATGCCTGCGACGTCTGGAGCCGGGACGTCCGCTACTACCAGGGCGAGCTCGGTGGCCGGCTTGGGGCCAAGGTGATGGAGTGGTTCCGCCGCTGGTTCACCCGACCCGCTGACCAGCGGCGGGCGCAGCAAGCGAACTTCGCCCAGACGGGCTACCACCACCAAAGATACCTGGCCCGGGTCCTGTCTCTCGCCCACAAGCGGCCCGTGCTGGTCACCGGTGAGGCCACGGCGGCCGATTGGTGGCCGGCGCTCAGGGACAGTGCTCGCTGGGACTCGGCTTTCCAGCGCAAGTCGCACCTTTTCCACGGGATCGGCAGCTGCGCAATCCGCCCTACCTGGGACGATGCAGCTGGTCGGGAGCCGGGGCTGCAGGTACTCCCCCCCACCCACTGGATCGCCCTGGGGACAGCCGCGCGCCCCGAGGAGCCGCTGGCGGTCTTTGAGCCCATAGAGCCGCTGCCCAGCGATGGCGGCCTCTGGCAGTCGCACTGGATCCAGCACGGCGACTGGGCCGGGAGGCCTGTCCGGGTCTGGAGCGTCGAGGACCCGCGGGACCCGGTCTACGGGGTTTGGCCCTCGGTTCAGGCGTTCCTAAGGGGGCAGGCGTCCAGCGACTCGGGGCAACTGCTCAGGGGCTCCTCGTACCCCTGGTGGATGGGCGCATCGCCCGTCCTGCTCCACACCGTCTATAGGGCGGGCGTGGGGGCCGAGGAGGTGAACGACCTGGGGCCCTTCACAACCCTCGTGATGGCGCTCCAGACGTGGGCGCACTTCGGCACCGTCACCCGGGGCTGGCCCATCCCCGTGGTGGGGACCCACTCGCAGAAGGGCGGAGCCGGCGCAGACCCGGGTACAACGACTGCCGATCAGGGATCCCTGCTCGCCACGCCGCTCGCGGTGCTGGCCATGCGGAACGTGGACCTTCTGGGGAAGGTTGAGAGCGCGGTGCCTGACGCGAAGGCACGGCTTGAGATTATCGCCGACATGGCCGCTCAGGCCGCCGAGGTCCACGAAAAGCGACTGGTGAGGCAGCGGGACGCTACGAGCCCAGCAGCCTCTGGGGTAGCCCTTTCCTGGGACGCCGCCCAGGAGGGCGAGGCGTTCGAGGAGCAGGCCACAGCCTGGGCGGCGCTGGACGCTGGGGCGGTTCAGCGGCTGCTCATCGTCCGCAACGAGCAGGTAGCAGCCGGCCTCCTCCCTGGACCCGTAGTGCCTGTGGGGGACATCACAGTCCAGCATCGCTATCGCAAGGGTCCGCAGGTGCTGAGGGAGGAGGCAGCCCGGGAGCTCCAGCTGTTCGACAAGGGGGCCTCAGACCTCGCGCGCCTGCGCCTCGCCATGCAAGGGAGGGAGGCCACGCCGGAGAACCTAAGATCCGTCCTCGAGGAGTTCGAGCGGGAGGGGGATGGGATCCTGGCGCTTCGCGAGCGGCTCGCGGGCAGGCTGGCTGACCTCCGGCCTGGAGCTTAGGCTGCCTCGCGGACGCTCAGTCCCGCCGCCAGGGCATCGATCGCCGTGGCCGTCACGACCAGGCCGCCTCTTTCGAGGTGCCACTGTACAGCGAGCGCCGCCAGCCGGGGTGCCTCCCCTGGCAGGCGGAGTGCGGCACACACGGTCACGATTCTGGGCACGGTAAGCGGTGCCTCCCGCCCGTGCTCCACTTGCCACAGATAGGCCCGGGACACACCAGCCTTGCGCGCGAGCTGGCCGTAGGTCAGTCCTCGCGCCTCCCGCAGCCTCTTTAGCTCCAGCCCAAATTTCACGGCAGCCCTCCCGTCAGCGTATAGGACCAGCCTAACGGATTTCCGTTGTACCGTCCATCCTTAACTGGACCCCCGTCCGTCTTTCGTGCTTTTCATGTACGTGTACCGTTTATGTGTGGCCGAAACCGCCGGAGCAGCCCCAGATGCCCGCCATCTCCAGGACGGAGCAGAGACGCTACGACCCCGACATGGGCCGCGCCGTGCTTGCTGAGTTCCTGGCGGACCCCGCGGTCAGCCTGTCGCCGGACGGGATCTTGGCGCTCGATAGGGCGGTGCGGAGCGGGGAGCCGATGGGCTTCCTGAGCTTCGGCATGATGGACGATGAAGAGGTGCCGCCCTATCGGGTGGAGGACGGGGTGGCGCTCATCGATATCGCCGGCCCGCTCTTCAGCAAGTGCTCCGAGTGGGCGCGCTGGTGGGGTATCTGGGACTACCAGGCCATCGCCGACGCAGTTCTGCTGGCGGACGCTGACCCTCTGGTCTCGGCCATCCATATCGACTGGCACAGCCCCGGCGGTCACTCGGTGGGCGCGGACGACTGCGCGGCGGCGCTCGGCAAGGTGAGCAAGCCGGCCCGCAGTTACACCCGCACCGCCATGTGCTCGGCCGCCTATCACGTCGGCAGCGTCTTCCCCGTGGGCCTCGCCCGCGATGCCACGGTAGGGTCGATCGGCACCTACGTGGTGCGAGCGGACCTGTCCGAGGCGCTCGCCAAAGAGGGCATCAAGTATGAGGCGGTGGTCGAGGGTGAGCAGAAGCTTGACGGCGCCTTCTGGCAGCCCATGAGCGAGGCTGAACGTGCCCGCACCGCAGCCCGGGTGTTTCGGCTGGCGGACATGTTCCGCAGCCGAGTCAGCAAGTCCAGGGGGATCAGCAAGGCCGACCTCAAGGCGTTCGACGGAGCCGTCTTCATCGGCTCCGATGCAAAGTCGGCCGGGTTAGCTGACGACATCTTCACGCTCGAAGAGTCCGTGGCTGAGGCCCGCCGCATGGCCCGGCGCACAGCCCGCGCCTCCTCGGCTGCGGTAGTGGCCCATGCCGCCCCCGCCACCACTTCATCCGCTTCTGCCGGCGCCCCCGAGCAGCCGGCCATCCTGACCACCGCGGAGGCGCCGAGCCCCGCACGCACGGAGGGCGTCATGCCCAAGCTCGTCCTGACCGCGCTCGCCGCCATGGCGGGCCTCCCCGAGATCACCGAGGGCAACGAGACCCAGGCGCGGGACTACCTGGCGCAGCTGCAGGCCAAGGCCCAGCAGGCGGACGCCCTCGCCGCGCAGGTGGAGGCCGGCAAGCAGGTGGCCGCCGAGCTCGGCATTGCCCGCGCTGCCGCCCAGTCGGCCCAGACCCAGGCGCAGGAGGCGTCCGCCAAGCTGACTGCGCTGGAGGCCGAGAACGCCACGCTGAAGGCCGAGGCCAAGGCGATGCGGGACGAGACCGAGCGCGCCCAGTTCACCGAGGCCGTGCAGGCCCGGGTCAAGGGGACGCAGTCGGCCGACCTCATCGGGCACGCCGTCACCAAGGCCCAGGCCATCCGAGCCGAGGGGCAGACCCCTGACCAAGCCGTCAAGGCGCTGGTGGAACGCGACCCCTTCGTCGCCATGGTCCTGCATGCCGACCGGCCCAAGACCGAGAAGCCTCTGCCTGCCGCCGAGCGGGCGGCGCGTGCCTCCGGCGCCGGTTCGGGTGTGGACCTGAGCGTCTCCGAGACGGGGCGCACCCCTCGCTCCCTGGCGGTCGGAAAGAGCATGCCCGTAGTTCAGGGCTGAACCGGATCTGACGATGTTGCCGGGCTACCCGGCTGGAGGCTGACCGATGGCTTACACGAATCCCTGGACCGCCAGTGATGTTTCGCCGCTCACGAACGGGCTGATCCCCGGCGTGCTGATGTTCGAGGACTCGTGGTTCCCCCACCCCCTGCTCGATCTCGTCGGCATCTCCGAGGCTGTGACCGGCGGCACCGGCATGACCGCCAACCGCATCCCCGACTTCACGGCGGCTGGGAACGCTACCGAGAACGCGGCCCTGACGCCCACCGACATCCCGACCATCACGGAGATCCAGCCCACCCTGGTGGGTCGTGGCATCGAGATCGTGCGCACATCCGAAGCCTACAACACCCTCGTGAACCGCGCCGAGTTCGATGAGATGGTGAGGGAGCTTCTCTTCCGGCTCGCCATCGACGACATCACCCACCTGTCGAGTGCGGCCGGCATCGCCGGGGCGACCTCGGGGGCGACCTCCATCACCACGGACCAGGGCGCCAACGCGACGCTAACCGGGCTGATGAACGCCATCGACGGCGCAAACAGCGCCGGTAGCGGTCCCACACGGGGCATCTACGACGACGTCGGCATCCGTGGCCTGGTGGACGATATCATCACCAACGGTGCCGCGTTCGTAAGTTCGAACGCCCTGGAAGAGTCGGTCCGGCGTCTCGTGGTCGAGGGCGCCCACAACGTGGACAAGCCAGGCGATACCGGGATCGTCTTCTACGGCTGCCGGCTCTACCGCACCAACAAGACCGCGCAGTTGTACACCAACGGAGGCAATACCTACGGGATCGTCATGCGCGACCTGACCCGCGACCCGAAGGTGCAGCCCCCTCTGCGGCTGATGGGCCGCCGGGACCCCATGGCTGCCTGGCAGGGGACGCCGATGGCGCGAGCGGGCTTCGTCTCCATGTTCGCCACGCTGGGCCCCAACGCCGAGATCGGCATCGGGCACGGTTACGACCTCAGCGACGCCGGTGCCTCTACGGCCAAGGCGGAGCGACTCCAGTGGGTGGTTGACACTATCCTGGCCAACGCCACCAAGATCCGCACGCACCAATACAGCACCACCTTGGTCTGATGGCTTGGAATGCCTTCCGCACCCCTGTGGAGCGCCACATGAAGTACCCATACATGCTGGACGTTTGGGACCTGGGCGGCGGGTTCGACCCTGATGCTCTGCCCGACATCCGCGTGCTGGAGATCGGCGGGCCCAGCGACGAGGCCAACATCAGACTCCAGTTCCGGCCGCAATGTGTGCCGACGCTCTTTCCGGTTACCGACGTGATTGGCCCCAGCCGGCTCGAATGGCATGGGCGGTTGGAACGAGGAAGCGACGAGGCAGCGGCTTACGAGCACTATAAGCGACAGGTGCTGACGCCGCAGGGGCTGCGGGCCTTCCTGGCGGCGTACGGCGACAAGGCCCCAGCTTCGGTGCGCAGGATGGCGCAGTCAGTGCTGGACAACAACCCAAACACCGAGGAGAGCGGTGATGGAAGTAGGCCACCCCGAGCGGCGGAATACGCGGACCCCGAAGGGCACGCCAGCCACGAGGGAGCCCCGGAAGGGGTCAAGGACACCGATCCCTCCCGAGGGACCGAGCGGCGGCAGCCGGGACGTCCGCTGGTACATAGACGCGGAAACGCGGGCGGTCATCGCTGAGGGGCGCCTGCTCGACGTCAAGCGGCACCTCCACCAGGAGGCGGAGATCGCTGGCATCGGGATGACGATCGGCATACGCGAGGACCACTACCAGGAAATAGTGGACCTCTGGGCCGTCGAGACCAAGGACGGTGGACTCGTCCCCGATCTGACGACCGGGGAGATCGTCCCCCACGTTCTCACCGTGCCCTACGCCTACCCGAGACCGCAAGAGGTGGGGCCAAACGGGCTGCGGATGCTGGAGCGCCAGCGTGTGAGCGCCTTCGCCACCGACCAGGCGCGCTATCACCTCCCCGTGCACCAGGTGATTGGCCTCTCAGAGCCGGCATGGGTGGGCACCACCAATGCCGCCCACCTTCGGGACCGCAGGAAGTGGTCGCGGCGCCTGTTCGAGCCTGAACGGCTTCAGGCGTTCATCGACATGTTCGAGCACCGCTTCCTGCTCAACTGGGACGTGCTCGACGCCAGCAAGGTGACGCACCGGATCGAGTTCCGCATCAGCCAAGCCTCCGGCAGGAACGCCACCGACAAGGCAAGTCGGCTCACCACGGCGCTGCAGCGAGCGCGGGCGGAGTTGGCGCTACTGCGGGGGATCTACGTGGCGGTGCGGGAGCGGGACATGAGCAAGGCCAAGAGCCTCCACGCCCAACTCGCCACGATAGATGCGAGGTTCGAGGCCGCCACGCAGGCGGCAAACCCCTTCGTGGGGAACTGAAGACCCGGCGCCGCCTCCTCGGAGAGGGAGTGGTGGCCGACCCGGCGAGCCTGCCGGGATGATGCGCGAAAGCGCGGGAGGCGCTGGGACCATGTTCATCAACGGGAAGGCTGGAACCAAGTCCAGGACTCTGGACGCAAACATCAAGATCCTCGTCGCCTCCCACGTCGTTCAGGTTCTGGACCCGGGTGGGGCCAGCCGCAACGCTGACATTCAGCACTATAGGGCGGGCTACGGCTATCTGTTTTACAACAGCGCGGATGCGGATGGGGAGAACCTCGTTATCCGCAACCGGGCCGGCGGCACGATAGCCACGGTGAATCGGGGGGAATTCGCCATCGTAGCGGCGAACGGGAGTGCTTGGACACTCGTGGCCTCTGGGTCCGCCGACCGGGCCACCATGACGGTACTCACCGTCACGACGTCCATCACCCTTGAGGACGACGTGGAGCTCTACGTCGGCACCAGCCTCGACCACCTGATCAGCTACATCTCCGCGTCCAACCGCACTGACTTCGTGGGCCTCGACATATCGGCCGGGGGCGCTACGGCGGCCACGGCCGCCCTCAGGCTTGACACCGGCAACCGCACCAAGACCGACACCAACGCGGGGGTCCCCGGGTCGGGGGCGATCGCGATCGAAACCGGGACCACCTCGGTGTCCGCGGCGGCGACTGGAGGGGCCTCCGGCGCCCTCACCCTGGCCTCGGGTACCACGGACGTCACGGCGGCAGGCACGGGCGGAGCCTCGGGCGCGGCATCTCTCAAGAGCGGCAACACCGACAGCAACCACGCTTCGGGAACGGGCGGGGCAACCGGCGCCGTGACGGTGGGGAGCGGTAACGCCGCGGCGACTTCCGGTACTTCGGGGGCGTCGGGCTCCCTGACCCTGAGCACGGGGACTTCGGTGTCGAGCACGTCCGGCAACGTCTCCGTCCAGACGGGGAACGTGACCGGCGGCAGCGGGAACTCGGGGTCAATCATCCTCTTGCCCGGCACCAGCTCCGGCGGCAGCCGCGGCACCGTGCAGCTGGATGCTGACGATGTGGCGCTGTCCGTGGGAGACGACGCAGACGGACTCCTCGACTACACGAACGGCTCGCACCTGGTCCGCCTGCGCTCCGCTGCGGTGACGGGAGGCGGCGCCGGGGCTGCGTCGGCCGCTCTCACGGTGACGTCAGGGGCGCGGACGAAGAACGACACCAACGCCGGGGTGCCCACCAGCGGCGCCATCACCCTGGCGTCGGGAGCAACCGATGTCACGGCCGCTGCGACCGGCGGCTCTTCGGGGGCCCTCACCGTCCAGTCGGGTGCCACCGACTCGAACCACGCGGGTGGGACCGGAGGGGCATCCGGGGCCGTCACGGTCCAGTCGGGGAACGCCAGCTCCACCCTGGGGACCTCCGGGGCCTCCGGGAGCGTGACGATCAAGAGCGGCAACAGCGACGACGGCAACAGCGGCAACGTGGTCCTGGAGACGGGCTCGGCCGGGGGCACGAAGGGCATCATTGATATCAACGCCGCCATCGATAACGACGTCGCGCTGAGTGCCGCGGGGTCCGCGGCCGACATCGCCTTGACCTTCAACCATGCCACGGGCGTCGGCGTCGGGCTCTCGGTCTCTGCGGCCCAGGTCACCACCAACCGGACCGCAGGGACACTCTCTGCCATCAAGGGATCGATCACCTCGCTCTCCGGCGACACGGCGGGCGTGGACTACTACGCATTCGAAGCCGCCGTGACTGTTGGCGCCGCCGGGGCCGACCACTTCGTTTTGAAGCAGGGCGCCGGGTTTGACCAGACCCTCGACGCGAGTGCTGCGGCCACTACCGAAGCCGGGGTGGTGGTCGGGGCAGCCCTGGCTGACGCCTGGCACTGGAAGACCTCTGCGGTGACCTATGTCGTCCTCCGCACCACGACTGCGACTCCGGGGATCGATGAGACATTCACGCTGACCGCCACAGGAGATGCACACAACATCGCGGCCACGGTCAACAGCGCCACGGGGGTCGTCCAGGCCCTGGACGTCAGCATCACCACGGCCACAACCAATCACACCTCCGGGAACATCTCGGCCGTCAGGGCAGCAGTGACGAGCCTCGCCGGTGACACTGGGGGCGTCTTCGCGTGCGTTGAGCTCGCGAGCACGGATGGTGGTGGTACGACGCCGACGCACGCTGGGTTCCTGTGCGCATCGCCGCTGGATGCCCTGCTCTACGTGGACGCGAGCGGCAGCGGCAGCGTCGTCGTCGGCGCAATGACGGCGAAGAATCCGGAGAGCGACACCGAGGCAGGCTACTTCTCTATCCGGGTCGGTGCGACCCGGTACGAGGTACCCATGTACGCCGTGGCCTGATGCGGTCACACCGATGGAGCCGCCCATGAAGTTCTTGAGACTCAAAGAAGTGGAGATCCCCGCTGGGGTCGTCTCCGGCAAAGCGATAGGGAACATCTCTACGGCGGACCTGGTCCGCACTTGCGTCAACGACACCCCACAGGGCGGCCTGAAGGTGGAGGATCTGCGGTCCCGGATCCGCGTTCTCGATGCCCTGGACCGGTCCGTGGGGTGCCTTTCCCTGGAGGACGCGGACGCCAAGACCCTTCAGTCCTGCGTTGCGGGCATGCGCTGGACGGCCGTATCGCGGGAGATAGTCACCTTCTGCGACGCAGTGGCAAATCTGGCTGACGAACCGCCGACCACCCGGTAGGAGCGGACCGATGGCCTACGAGGCAACCGTCACCCAGACCTACCGCGGCCTCCAGGGAGGGCGACGGGTCTACGTCTATACGGTTACGGAGACCGACTGCGCGGGCACATCAGAGTACAGCATGACCGTCCCGAAGCAGGGCCGCGTGGTCTCCTGCAAGGCCACCAAGACGGCGGGGGACGGGGCGACGATCGCCCCTACCTTCGGTCCTGCGACAGGAGTGGCGGCCAACACCCAGGCGCGCACCCACGCCTACTCGGCATCGGCACACGTCAACGACCGAACGGCCATCCCCTACGTCGCGACGGCGGGCCTCCTGTACGTTCGATCCACTCCCGCCAGCGGGTCAAACAACGCCGTGACCACCGAATGGGTCGTCGTTGACGGGGTGGTGTGATGGCCCTCGTGGCCGTCTACGCACTGGACGTAGCCCGGCCGCGGGAAATCGTCCGGGGCGAGGCCACCACGGTGGACCTCTACGTGGAGGTGGACGGGGCAGCTCCGAGCACGCTGGCGAGTGCCACGCTGCACGTCTACCGTGGCCAGACTCTGATAGAGCAGCCGGCGGTCACGATCACCGGGGCCAAGATGACGGCGACGGTCGCCGGTTCCTCCACGAGCGACCGAAGCATCGGGGAGCGCGTTGGCCTCAGCTGGAAGTTCAGCGCCAACGGCCAGGTCTGGCGCGAGCAGGAGAACGCAGTCGTCACCGACATGAGGGCGCCCTGCCCCCTCCGGATCCAGGAGATCAAGGACGAGTACCAGGAGTTCGCGGACGCCAACAACATCCCCTCCGGGAACACGAACATCGCTTACATCGTGGCTCGGGAATGGGAGGAAACCCGCATTCTACTGGACGCTGCGGCGCCCGGCCGGCTCCACGCGATGCTCCGGGAGGTTCACAGGATCAAGCCGTACCTGCGGGAGCGGTGCTGCGCCCGGTACGCCAAGCTTCTGGCTGCGAGTGTCGGCAGCGCTGATTTCCTCACCCTGTCCCGAGACCACGAGACGCGGGCCGCGGAGCTCTGGATCGGTCTGCGTCCTTGGTTCCGGGAGGTGAGCAACGTGGCCCACCCGGAGCAGCCCAGCGGCCAGACGTTGCCCGCGAGCCCCGGAATCTGGCTCGGGGACGTGGGCGGCGGGGACGGAGCCCCCGGGGGCATTTGAGTCGGCGGTGGTCCGCTCGGCGCCACGGCGCCCGTCTCTTCGCGGACCGGCCGCCCTTCTGACGTAGGAGGAGTGACGAGTGGCCTTCGCGGACATCAAGCGCAGCGACGTCCGCGCCAGAGTTACGTCGGCCCTTGCGACCGTAGATGGACTCCGCCCAAACTCCCGGGCCACGGATCATGACCGGGGCGGCGGCGTTCAGATGGATGGGAGTTGGACAGCCCAACTCCGCTGGGTGCCCCAGGGGCAGTTGACGGGCACCGGGAGCAATGGGGCCCACGCGTCGGTGGGCTCGTGGGTAGTTGAGATCGCGATCCGGGTCAAGGCAGACGCCGACGGGGACAGCGCTCAGACCACCCTGGATGCGCTGTATGACGCGGCCTGGAAGGCGATGTGGACCACAGCGCCTTCGCAGAACCTGGAGGAGTGGTACGGGGAGGCCGACGCAGACATGCGGCGAATAAACGACAACCGCTTTTTGGAACAGATTATGACCTTCCGGGTGGTCGTCACCCGCAGGCACTCGTGAGGCGTACATGAGTCAGAAGCAAGAGACTCCCAGGACGATGGCCGAAATGACCCTGGAGGAGCACATGGCTGAGCTTCAGAGGCTCAAGCCCGCCTCCGACCGGTGGCCTGCCGATGTGCGCAGGCTCGGCACTGACATGCTGCGAAGGGAGCTTGCCAAGGTGCCAGCGGCTGCCTTCAAGGACATCCGCAAGCGGCTCGCGGACTTCGGAGCCAACAACACGATCCGGCTCAGCGCGGAGGAGATGCGGGATCTCTTCGCGGCGACGAGGCCCGCTCAGCCCGCCCGGAAGGAGTAGGTCATGGCCCAGAACGATAGGTTGCTGCCCTCGCAGACCCTCAAGATCCAGTTCCGGGACGGCACCGGAACGCCGCTGACCTACGAGTGTACGGTGGCCGCCCTTCACAGCGAGAACTGGCAGCCCCTTCTCCCCCGCGGCTTCACGCCGGTACTGGGCAAGAGCGGGGGCGCCGCCCGAATCCACGGTATCAACGCTGAGGGAATTACGGGGCCGGCCCCGATCAAGCTCAAGGTAAAGCTCCTTGACCCGACCAATACCGCCGACGTCACGCTCAGGGCGATCCTCGACTCACTCACCCTTGGTGCCGCCCAGGGTGGCCTGAGCTCCGCCACCTGGGTGAGCACGAATCCACTCCCCGACACCACACAGTTTATGGTCGATTTCCGGCTGATCTGGTTGAACGTCGCTTCCACGACGGACTGGGTACAGGACCTGGGAGCGATCTACCTCCCCGAGGGATACCAGATTCAGGCCGCTGAAGGCGGTGCAGAGATCGACCTCTCAATCATGCATGTCGAGGACGTGGCCTATTCCACCACGACCACGGCCTGATCCCAGCGACGCGAAGGAGAGACAGCGATGCGCTTGCGAGAGACACCCAGGACGGCAGGACGAAGCATCCCCGTCAAGATCGCCGAGGGGTTCACGATCCACATGCAGCCGATCCTCCCATACGAGGCCAAGAGGATGGACGAAGCCGTGAAGGTGGACGCTCCGGAGGGGGAGACTGGAGATGAACTCTCCCTGTGCGCCCTCTTCGCCCGCCGTTGTCTTTCCTGCGACTTCGATGCCGTTCCCCCTGCTACGTTCGCAACTCCGGGCTGGCATGCCTACGCTCTCGCTCTCCACGCGGAGATGTCCGAGGCGGCCCTGCTCAACCTGGCCGAGGTGGGCCGGGCCATCACGCAGGCGATCGGGCTGGACTCGGGCCCTTTGGGGCTCTGAGCCACCTTGATGCGGCCAGGGAGGCGCTGAAGGATCCCCTGACGATGGCCGCCGTCGAGTTGGCTCTGGTGACCGGCCACGACCCCCATTGGTTCTTTTCCCTCTCTGGATGGGAAGCCGCCCTGGCACTGGCATGCGCCGAGCAGGGTGGGATGCCTGTTACGGTCCGGGCGCTTACCGCGCTCGGAGCGGTTGCAGCAGCGGCTCCGGACAACGAACCGGGGCCGTTGACCACCGAGCGTCTACAGGATTTGTTGTCCAGGCCTGGGAGGTGGTCGGTCGTGTCCACGCCGGAGGGACTGCGCCTTGTCTGACGCCGACACATCCCTTGCAGTAGCCGCCTGGCTTCGCGCATATGCATCCTCGCTCAGGGGTGCGGCGGTGGAGTCACTCCCCATCGCAGCCTCCGCCTACGTGGCTCAACTCCGTCGCGATGCCCCCTCCCCAACCAGGGGCAACCCTTACAGTACGGGCCTTACGCAGGCCAGATACACCTTCCGAATCGTGGGCGGCCAGGCCCTCATCACGAACCACCGCGGCTCTGCCGAGGGGAGGCGAGGCCAGGGGTACGGGGAGGAGGTGGCAGATCTCATCGACAGGGGCAGCACCAGCAAGGGTCCCGGAACAGCCCGCGCCTTCCGGCGCCGTCGAATTGGCGATGCTTATCACCTGGCCGCGTGGCGTCACGTGCGGCCCGAACTCAGGAAACAGTACCTGAGCGCGGTCCTCAACTCCGCCCGCGGGAGGCTCCATGGCTGAGGTCCTGCAAATCCCCCTGGAGGCTTACGACCCAGAGCGCCTGGCCAGGTCGTTCGCCGCACTTCACGGCGACCTGGTCCAGGGGGTATCCCGTTCGGTGAAGGCCGCCTCGGAGGCCGGAGCCAGGGTAGTGGTAGAAAGCCAGACGCGGGCAGCCAGGGCAGCCGCCAGGGTCCACAGTCGGGCCGCATCGGAAGTCGCTGCCGGCATCCAGGGGATCGGCAAGGCTGCCGAGAAGATGGCCACGGAGTATGTCAGGGAGCAGACAGCAGCCGCTCGCGCCGCTCGAATGGCATATCTTGCTAGTGAGCGCGACGCACTTGCAGCGTCGAAGCTTGCCGAGAAGCAGCGGGCGCAGGCGGCCAAGGCGGCAGAAAGGCAGGCCGCAGAGGTGGCCAGGACCCTCGCTTCTCGGGTAAAGGCGGCTGAGCGCGAGGAGATCAAGCGCGTCCGGATGGCTCGGCAGGCGGCAGACGACGTAGCCAAGGCCTTTGTCGCTGGGAAGCGACAGGAGGCCGCTGCACTCAAGGAGCGCATCCGCGAGGAGGCAGCAGCTGCGCGCGCCGCCCGCAGCGCCTACCTCACCAGCATCAGCACTGCGGACCGTCTCCGCGTCAAGCAGCAGGAGGTGAACACCGCATACCGCCAGGGACTGCTGACCTTGGAGCAGTACGGACGGGCATCCAGGTCCGTGCATGCCCGGATCGCCAGAGCTGAAGGCCGCGGGGGCCTCGTCGGAGTGTTGGACGGGCTCGCGACGAACCTGCAGAAACTCCCCGGCACGGCGGGAGTGGCCGGCGGAGCCCTTTCCTCTCTGACCGCCAGCGTGACGGCGCTGGGAACTCCTATGACCGCGGTCGCGGCTTCCGTTGCCGTAGCCGGCGCGGGGCTCTTCAAGCTCGCCACCGGAGCCGCCGCCTCGATCAACGCCGTCCGCCAGGCGGCTCTTGCCAGCGGTTTCAATGCCACCGAACTCTCCCGCCTCCAGGTCGTGGCTGCCCGGACTGGGTTCCAGCTGATAGAGCTGGCAGATGCCAACCTCAACCTCGCGGAGAAGATGAAGAATTCACCCCAGGTGATCCAAGACCTGGGGATCCGCGTGCGCGAGGTAACGGATGGCAGCCTTCGCCCCGTCTCCGCGGTGTTCCTGGAGGTGGCCGACCACATCTCTACGATGTCAAATGAAACAGAGCAGTTGGCCGCAGCCGGCGCGCTCTTCGGCGAGGACACGGCCAAGAAGCTCCTCCCCGCCCTCCGGTCGATGCCAGGCGCTTTCGCGGCAAGCGCAGCCGAGGCGGACCGGCTGAACCTCACCATGAGCTCTGAGCGCCTTGCCCAGGCCCAGGCATACCAGCGAGCGATCACCGACCTGGGGCTGGCTCTGGAGGGACTCAAGCTTTCGACAGTCGGGCTCCTTGGCCCCCTGACGACCTTTGCGGAATCCATCAACCCGAGCCGTAAGAAGGGGGGTGCAGAGAGCCTCCTGAGCACGCTGGCGTCGGTTCACCCGGTGCTCGGGACGTTGTCGGCGGCCTGGGGGTATGTGTCCGTGGAGGCCGGGAAGGCTGACACGGCGATGCGCAAGGCCGTGGAGGGCATTCCGGCGCTGCTGGAGGACCTGGACTCAAGGCCCCAGGGCACAGGGTCCCTCCTCTTCCGGGATAAGGGCTGGGAGAAGAAGCTGGAGGAGGAAAAGCGCAAGGGCCAGGAGGCATTCCGGGAGCTGGAAAAGTCGGTCCGCGAGTACGAGGAGACGGTTTCGGACAAGCTCCAGAGAGCCGAGGAGGAGTTCGGCGACCTCGGCCGCTCGATCCAGGTGCCAGCGATGCAACTCACCGATGCCTTCCTCGGGGTCAACGATGTCGTCGGCGCGGCTGAGGAGGCCTTCGCGAAAGCCGCAGAGCGGGCCGCCAAGCTTGGGGCAGCGATCGCGGACGTCGGGTCCATCGCCGGCTCCGTTGGAGCCGGCGGCCTCTCTTCGGTGATCGGAGCCTTCGGTGGACTGGTGGATGCGCTCAACAGCCCAGGGGCCTCCAAGCTGAGCCAGATCAGCGCCGCCTTCAGCCTGGGGGCTGTGGCGGCGAAAGCCATCGGGGCCGTCCTCGACAGGCTGACGCAATCCCTGGTGGGGTCAAGCCTCATGGAGATCCTCTCCGGCGAGGGACCAGCCAGGGCGCTCGACCGCGTGGTCGCCGGCCTACCGCGCCTGCTGAACGATATCCAGGCCAAGCTGCCGGGGTTCTTCGAGAAGCTCTCGGGAACCGTCATCCCGGCCATCGGAAACATCCTCGGCCAGGCGGTCCGCTTCGCGCTCCGCAACTGGGACGTGATCCTGGCCGGGCTGCTGCAGGCACTGGGAGCCATCGTCGGGACTCTGATCGTCGAGATCGGACGGGGAATCCGGCGAGCCGCCCAGAACTTCTGGCGCGACATGCGCCACGGCGCCGACGGCCTCGGGGCGAGGCTCCTGGCCTTCGTCCCCGACTTCTTCGAAGTGGTGGTCCGGGGTCTCGTTGGGGGGCTCGCCGAGCTCCTGGCGCGGATATTCGACGCGATCGGAATGGACAAAATCGCTGAACGGCTGCACGGCTTCGCCACCGCGATGACCGCCGGGGCCGACAACCAGGACAACTCAACGGCATCCACCGGCGAGGCAGCGGGTGGAGGCTCCGGAGCAGGAGGGCGGGGGACCGCCCGCAATGCGGCTCACCCGGTCTCTGATGCATTCCTCCCGCCGGGGCCGGCCCGGACGGTGCAGACCACCAGGGGGGATGCCGTGCTCGCGTACCAGGGGGGAGGCCCCAACGACCTCCCCTCGCTCCTGCGGGAGGTGATCCAAGCCGTGCGCGAGAACACGGACGAGGTGAGAGCGGGCAACGAGGCGATGCGAAGGGCCCTTCAGCCGGCGGGTCTCAGGACCAACATGACGCCAGTCCCACGCCTCAGGTAGAGGGCTACAACCCCCCAGATGGCAGCCTCCACCGAGGGCCGCATCTGCCCAGAAGCGAGGTGATAGCCACGGCCAGTGCGAGGACATGCGCAGGACCCACCGCGACCACAGGTTCACCCTCCCCCGCCGGAAGCAGCGTGACCGACGCCTCTCCGCCGTCGCGGCTCGCTCCGAAACAGACGTACCAGCCGCCTGTCCCCAGCATCCAGACCGCCTCAAGCAGGGACTCGGCAGAGCCGGGCCCACCAGCCTCCAACAGCGCCACCAACTCTTGCAACCGCGCCTCGTCCCGGTCCCTCACGGGTCACCTCCCTCCTCACGTGAGTGCGAGGACCGCCCGGCCCCCGCCATCTGCCGAAAGCTCGACCTCCTCGACCCGCCAGCGGCTCGCCTCCCTGACGACGGTCTCGTCGTCCAACTGGAGCAGCATGCCGGCCCGGAGCCACCTACCCGCCTGCGTGAGGGTCACCCCCAGGGTGACCCGCGGCCGACTGTGCTCCCAGAGCCAGGCATTCGCTGCCTTCTGGACCGTCGCCAATTCCCCTATTGAATCGGTCTTGAAGACGTGATGGCGGATGGTGCGCTGTGCGCGCTCTCCGAGCCAGCGTATCTGACTCGCATCGGCGAGTGCGTGGATCCCGATCACCGCCGAAGGGGTGACGGGAGCGCCAGTCCTCGTGAGCGCTCCCGTCGCAGTGAAGGGACGGTCGTACCGCTCGGAGCGGATATTCCACCGAAATGAAGTTCGGAACTCGTTCCGCACATCGGTGGGGTCCACCTCCGGACCCCAGTCGTGCCAAACTCCTTCGGACCCGTCCAGCGAAACCGTGCAGACCGGCTCGTCTTCCAGGAGGGGGCCGCGCCAATAGAACCTGAGTCGCGAGCCCTCCAGATATGGGCGAATGGGCACCCAGGGGAGAATGTGACCCGCGATCCAATCCAGCGGAGGGGTGTCCTCCCGGAGGACGGTCGTCACGTACCAGCCCGAGGTCCTCTCGGTGAGGTTCCGGAGATCCCCCCAGGCAACCCTGTACGGGAGACGGGACCGGGCAAGGCCCCACAGCACAACCTCCGCCGGGTTCCCGAGGGCGCCCCCGAGGGGACCAACGATACCAGACCCAATCGAGATGTAGGCCGCGTCTAGCACCAACTTGGGTCCTCTGATAAGGAGGCCCGTCTGGTTGGTTTCGGTGCGCCGGTAGGTCGAGGCGAGTACAACGGACCCGCCGTTCGTCAGAGAGATGACCCTCTTGTAGTCGTAGTCGAAATTGTTAGGATTCGAGATCCGAACGTAAGAATCGATGTGAACCGCATCGATTCTGTCACCCGTGAAAGTGGTGCTGCCTGCGGTTGTGTCGCAGGTGCCGGCAGCGAGGTTCTCGACGAAGGCCGAGCCCTCGAAGAACGTGTACGTGTCCCCGAGGTCGTCCGTGCCCACCTCCAAGAGGGCGAAGTAGGTGCTGGCGTTGAAGATCTGGTCCCGTCGGTCCACGATTTCAAGCCATGCTGTCCGCAGACCGGACAGCGAATTGAGCGGCTCGTAGGTGACGAGCCATTTCCAGTGGGTCAGCTCGGTCAGGGTGCTGTGGTTCGCGTCCACAGCATCTCCAATCACCTGGCATGGGTAGAGAAGGGTCGTCGCCCAGGATGTGCCGCCAGGTATGGACGGCACGATCGGGATCGACGGCAGCATCCCGTTCGCCTGATGGGCCCTCCCTCGGCCCCCATTGGCCGTAGATGCCGTACCGATATCGGCGTGGCGGAGGGAAGAAAGCGCCGCGCCAGGAGGCCAGAAAGAACCGGTGTCCTCGACAGGGTAGCCGCTCACCTCCACCTCTACCGGTTCCGATAGGGTCCGCACCTTGAGCCGGGCCGGCCCCTCCACGAGCTTCCTCCTCGCCTCCCAGGCGGTCGCGATGCTCCGGCCGTCCGGGGCCTCTTCCACCTCCGACACCTCGGCGTAGGCCTCCTCCAGGCGCCAGTCCACGGTGTCCACCAGGGTCGCGGCCGAGAGATCCAACGTGAAGGCGACAGACGGCGGGGTGAGGTCGAGGCCCATGCGCACGGACCCCATGGTGAGGACGATTGGGTCGAAGGTCGCATAGTCCTCGCCCCAGGGCAGGGTGAGCGTGACTGAGGGATCGAGGAGTCCCTGTCCAGAGAGGGAGCCCGTCGCGGCCCTGACGATGACATGCGCCTCAGCATCCACCCTGGTGTAGAGGGTGATGATCCAGTGGACGCGGCGGCCCTCGGCCCCCCGGCGGGTCATCAGCTGATCTCCACGTGCGCGATCTCCGTGTCCTGGACGTGGCCGGCGCCCAGGCCCCTGAACTGGCCCTTTTGCCCCGTGATCGTGGCCCCCTTGGCGAGGAGCCCGTAGATCCACCGCTCAGGGAGGAGCCCCCCGGTCATCGTGTAGGCCGCGCTGCTCGGGTCCTGGGTCATGTCCGCCTGTGGCACCAGGGTCAGGGGGAAAACGGTGCCGACCTGGCGGCCGAGGGAGAGGAAGAGGCCGGGTATCCCCTCCAGAGTGGCCCGGATGGTCGAGCTCGGCCCCGTTGTCGGCACGGAGCCGGCCGGAGAGGTCTTGAACCGCTCCCCGTGGACGAGTACCTGAGGATGGGGCCAGCGGGTCACGCGGATGGGAGGGGCGTCCCGGTTCGCGACGACGTACCCGCCCCGCCCCCGCTCCACCCGCTCGAGTACCTGCTGCTCGACGCTCCACCCCTCCCAGTACTGAAGCGGGACCATCAGCGCCTCGCCAAGAAGGAGTTGTCCCACCGAGAGGAACGTCTCGTAGGGGTTGCCGGTCAGGACCACACGGTCGTAGCGCTGAGTGCTCGCGGACTGGGCCGCGATCGTGAGGCCAGAGGGCCAGAAGATGCGCACCTGGGCGGCTCCGGAACTCGCCGAGGTCGCGAAGGTGGCCCAGTCGCCGGAGAGCGGGGTCGCCTCACACTCGAACCAGAGCTGTTTGTGGGAGGAGCCGGTGTTCTGCTGGCCCTCCACGTTGCCCGTCATGCGGGCCGCAAGGATATCCCCGCCCCCCAGGGCAGTCAGCTCCAGGATAGCGCCCTCGCAGGAGTTCCGCTCCAGGAGCCTCCGCAGCGTGGCCCCCGTCGGCTGCACCCAGACGCCGTCCCGGCTCCAGGCCGTGTCGTAGACCTCGCGGAAGTCGCAGGTCCCGACCGTGCTGTAGGCCGCTCCCGTCCAGCGCTGGTAGGCAATCGTCGCCAGGTTGCAGCGGAGAGCCCCTACGCCGATCAGTTCGCCCAATCGGAACGTGCTGTCCGTCCCGTGGTCGAACGTGAGGGTGACTACCCCGGAGGCTCCTTCGGTTCCGCTCCGATAGTCCTGGCGGGGTGAGTAAGCCAGCGTGCCCGGGAGGATTCGGTCCACGGGCTTGCGACCCCGCGTCCAGATCGACCAGGTGTCGCCCACCGTCGTGGGTCCGCCCAGGGCGCGGACCCGGATCAATTCCACGGTCGGCGCAGGGACCAGCGTCCAGGGGTGGCCCCGGAGGTCCGGGGATGGCTTGCCGGTGCCCCCGGAGGCCAGCCCGTCGTAGAGCCCCTCGTCGTAGCCGTAGGGCCAGACGAGCCTCCACTGGGATGTAGCGGTCCCGCCGCTCGCGATGTGCCCCCACCGAATCAGGTTGTCGGTAGACGCGTTCGCCGTGAGCGACTGATCCACGGCGATCTCCACCCACTTCCTGGAGCCGTAGAGCCGATACCAGGCCGACCCCTCGGCGGTCCCAGCGCTCACGGCGACCTTCCACTCAATGGATGCCGCAGTGAGCGCGGTGCTCGGCGTGACGGTGGCCAGAGTGGTCCCCGCCCAGGTGTCCAGCATGCGAATCTGCGTGCCGCTGAACCGCAGCGTGACGCCGTAGCTGTTCGCCGACCCGTCGTACCGGTACAGGCGAACCGCGATATCGTCAGCAGCGATCGTGCCGCCGCTGACTACCTTCACGATCCCGTGCGCTTTGGCCGTCGTCCCGGCTATTGCGCGCTCGTGATAGCGCTCGTTGGCCGTGGTCACGATCTCGTCGCAGAGCTGGTTCAGTGCGTCCAGCTTCAGCGTGTCCGTACCAGCCCCGGTCGTCGTGTAGCCCCGGTTGGCCGGCGTGTCGTAGGGGAGATAGGGTAGTGGGTACCCTCCCCCCAGCAGATTGTCCTCGTCGGTGACGGAGCTCCATCCCCCGAAGATCAGGACGTGAGCGCTGTTCTCCCAGTCGTTGCTCACGGTGTCGAGGTTCCCCGTGAGGTACGCCTTCCCCTGCTGGTAGCAGACGCTGTGGGGCTTCAGGGCGCTGGTCAGCGTCGCCCCGCCGTCCCCCGTGTCGTCCAGGACCGGCCGCCCAGTGGACTGGTACACGGCCCGGCTCGTCTCCCGCCAGACGATCAGCTTGTCCGGGTCAGCGTTGTTCCTGCCCCAGACCTCGATCTTGCCGTCGGGGCATACCCCGGCGCACAGGTAGCTTCGGTGCGTGCCGGCGGTCACCGTGAGGGAGACTTCGGTGAACGTGGCGGCAAGCGCATTCTTCTCCAGGAGGACGAGCTTCGGCGTTGCGGCACTGGAGGTGGTGAAGAGGCAGATCCGGTCGTTCACTCGGATCAGATCGAATGCCTCCATCCCGGTGTAGGTGGATAGTGTCTCGGCCAGGGTCCAGGACCGCCCGTCGTCGTAGGAGACGTAGTGCTTGATTGTGTGAGTGCCCGTGGCGTTGTGGTGGATTCCAAGAGTCCAGTTCCCTGAAGCCTCGTCGTACACAGCACGCAGGTTGTCGTAGATATTGCTGGCCCCGGCAGTGGTCAACTCGATTAGCTGTCGTCCTATCCGCGTCCAGGTAGCGCCCCCATCGCGGGACTCGTCCATGCGGAGCCAGGCGGATGTTGTGGACGCAGGAAAGTGATTCTCAAGTGAGAACACCCGCAGGATCGGGGCTCCGGCGCCATTTGGGACCTTGGCGAGGCAAGGGGACGGGTGACGGTTGGAGCTGAAGCCGGTGCTCGTGCTCCAAACATCGATGTAGCCCCCCCACGTTCCCTTAGCCGTCTTGGTATCGGCCGACCGGATGTTGACGACCACGCCATCGGTCCCGGCCCAACGCTCCGTGACCTTGACGATCGTGCCGTCGGGCAGGGCCATCATGTGGGGCAGCCGGTGGCCATCAGACGTGCTGGTCGGGGCGTTGCTCACCTCGCAGTCGGTGAGCACCGACATCCCGTCCTGGCCGTACCAGGTGATACCGCCGTCGTCGGAGTAGCACCAGGACGCGCCGCCGTTGGGGTAGCCGCCCACCTGGGTGCGGACGGTCAGCGAAGCCGACGCAGACGGGGCCCCCGTGGCCTCCACCCGGAGGGAGTCGTCCCCCGAGCTACGGTCGGAGCTGTTGTTGGTTCCGGCCTCGGGGATATCCACCCGGAGGTCGGCCTCCGTGTAGTCGGACGCCGTGTTCCCCGCTCCCTGGGTGGTCACGAGGGTCGCGATCGTGTGCCGTCGGCTCTGGGGGATCATGAAGGCAGGTGCGGCAGCGGTCGAGTGTCCCACGGGAAGCTCCTATCCAGGGCAGAACCAACGGGATTAAGCCTAGCAGAAATCGAGTCGTTCGTCATCCGTGCGCTTACGGAAGCCGGACAGCTCGGGTCTGCAGGGGGTTGCACCCACAGATTGCCCCGCCCCCTTGACACCGCATCCTCCTGGTGGTAAGCCCCCAACCGATGCGGCTAGTTGCCTTCAGGAGGTGGTTCATGAACGGTCGGATTGTGCTCCTTGCCTCGTTCCTTGTAGCTTCGGCCTGCTCGGTGCTAGGCAATGACAACGAACCTGCGCAGCGAGACGCAGACGGAGACGGCTACGAGGAAGGTGTAGACTGTGACGACGGGGACCCGCTGGCCTGGACTGAGGACGAGGCCGAGGTCTGCGACCTCGGGGACAACGACTGCGACGGGGCGACGGACGAGGGGTTCGAGACTCAGGGCTACTTCCCCGACGCGGACGGTGACGGCTACGTCACCGGGTTCGACGAGTCGGTGACGATCACAGCCTGTATGGAGCCGGAGGGCTACAGTCCGTGGGTGTCTCCGATTCCCCAGGGACTCATCACCGACTGCGACGACTCCGAGGCGAGCGTGTACCCGGGGGCAGCGGAGGCCTGCAACCACAGGGACGACGACTGCGACGGGGCGACGGACGAGGGGGCCCCGACGTTGCTCTATTGCGCTGACTATAACGGCGATGGGCAGGTATGCAGTCCCTGTCTGGCGGTGTGCTCACAAGCTGAGCTGCCAAGCGATTGTTCCGATAGCTCCTCTTGGGAGTGTCAGGGACTTCTATCGCAGTGCTTCACCTGGGTCCCGATCGACGGACAGCCGGATGAGAACTGTTGCGATGCAGACACCGACTGTGACGGAAGCTCGGACAGCATTGAAAACCAGTGCAAGGTATCGGAGGGCTGATGAGACGTATGCCTGTGGCACTCTTCCTGGTCATCATCTCATCGGTTGCCACCCTTCAGCTACTTGCTTCCCAGCCTCCCAAGCCCCCGGCCTTGGAGGTAGCGCCCTCAAACCCGACGCCCTCCGTTGTCGCCAAGGAAGACCCCTGCGTCAAGCCCTCGTTGGCCGTGGACGGCGGCATATTGGTTGGTGCCCTGCTCAACGTCTGCGACGCTGACGTCATCCTGGACCTTGACAAGTCCTATCTGGTAGATCGGCACTCGGTCACGTACCAACTCAGGCAGGGCAGCACCCTGAGGATGAACCTGCTTGCGCCCTCTGCGCCTATCGTCGTGCCGGGCGGTGCGGCTACACTCGTATCGCTGGTCATCGTGTCAGGGGAGCCTCGGTCCCTTGACGCAAGTCTCATCCCTGCCCGAGTGAAGCTCCAGTTTCAGGAACGACCACCGGTTGACATCTCGATACTCGTAGACGATGCGGCCCAAGCGGCATTCGATGCCGAAGTGGCCAGAGTCAAGGCTGCGAACGAACAGGCCATGGCTGACCACCGGCTGGCATTGGCTGAGCATGAGAGGCGGGTGGCCCAACAGAAAGAGGCCGACACGAAGCTGGTTAAGAAGTTCCTCCTGGCTGTCGGCGTCGGCTGCCTGAGTCTCCTGCTCCTGGGGGGCCTGATTGATATGGCCGGGTGAGCCGACCTACCCATCACGCCACGCTTCGGGCGCCAACCAAGCCCGCATCAGCAATAGGTCCAGCCTGAGACGATCCTGGGGGTCCACGGGGTTGCCTCCCGGCCCATCCAGACGCTCCAAGATGAAGGTTGCCTCTACCCGGTCGAATGGCCCAGCGGGCTGAAGCCTCTCAATGAGGCAAAGCGCATCCGCCTCAGCCCGGCTCAGCAGGTGGCGAGACTCTGGAGACACCCCGCTGATGCGCCGAACGTCCCGCCGATCTGAGACGAGTTGGAGCGCCCTCCCGCTGACCTCAAAGGGCTGGGGCCAGTTCACCGCTCGGTATGTGGCATCCGGAACAATACTCGGCCGCATCTGCACCCCCAAGTGTCCGTCCCTCCGGAACGTTGCCAGAAGCCTACCGGATTGGACCGCTGACCGCAAGGGACCCGAGTTGCGCTTGATGAACCACTGGATGGCCCCCACGCCAGGAGCCCCCCTGGCTGTCCGCCCCCACTGTCACCGCATGTCCGATCCTCCTCTCAGAGTATCCATGACCCCGGGAAAGCATCCAGTAGACCGCCGATGTTCGGACATCCCCGTGTCCAACCGGGTCGAAGCGCTGGCCCCTTGCCATGGGATTGCGCCTGCGCTATAGTCAGGAAGGGAGGTAGGTATGCAACGGCCCATCGCAGAGCAGATACGGCTTCGCAGGGAAGATCTGGGCCTCACCCAAGCCGAGGCCGGCCGGCGCGCTGGTGTCGCCCAGAGCTGGTGGGCCCAGTGGGAGGGCGCCGAGCCAGCAAAGGGCGCCCGCACGCCCAGCGCCGAGCGCATGCCAGCGATCGCGGAAGCCCTGCGAGCGCGGTGGGTGAGCTCGGCCGAGGGGTGGTCCCTGGAGCCCCTTGAAAAATAATTACGCACACGTTATTTGCCCTTGACTATATAGCGCTGGCGCTATATATTACTCTCATAAGGCTGGCGATGGACGCCAGCCACCCAATCGGAGCAGCAAATGACCTACTTCCTCAACTACCACCAGGCAAGCAAAACGTTGACCCTTTCGAAGGTCAACGCCGGAGACGGCACCCTGGTGCGCGGTGACAACATCCGGGAAGCCTACAGTCGCATGGTGGAGATCGCCGCGATGCAGGACTTGGCGGCCAACGTCGGTGACGACGTACTCGAGGAGGCGGTGGCGGCCGGCCTCATCGAGCCCGAAGCCCCGCACGTAGCCCAGAGGTAGTAGCATGCCGAACCAAGCTACTGCAGATCGCAGGGCCCGCCGTAGGAGGCAGACCCTCAGGCGGCGGAACCCGACGCTTGGCACCATTTTTCTGGGCTCGGGGGAAGAGATTCCCTCCGTGTAGCTGTCAGGATCCAGGGTCCTGCGGTGCAACCAGAGGATAGGGGCCGCCATGCTGGCGGCTCCTGATCTGGAGCACCGCATGGACTACACCGACCCTGCCACCTGGAGCCGCCTTGACGATCTCCTCCGCTCCCTCCCCCGCCTGGATCCGAGGCCTCCAGCCCTCCGAGAGATCGTGGGCCTCGCGGCCGGCCTTCTCAGCCCCGGCAGAGCCGCCGAGGTCCGGGCATGGACGATCACCGTCCCAGCCCTCAGGGCCGCCGTGGCGGCCCTGACCGAGCCCGCCCCCGAGGTCTGCCGGGCCGTGCTCGCGGCGCTTGGCCGAGACGCGCCGCCGCCCCTCTCGGAAGAGGAGGCCCAGGAGATCCTCGTCGAGATTCGGGAGGAGGAACTGCTTGGGGAGGAGGCGATCGGGGCGCCGGCCCCCACCCTGGACGAGCTGCAGCGGTATGCCGCCCTTGACCTGGACCCGAGCCGGGTCGCCGAGGTCGAGCGGTGGATGGCCCTCGACCCTGGCCTGGCCCCGCTCGTGGACGCGATCCGGCACCCGGACGAGCACCTACGGGGAGTCGGGGTCCTGGTAATCGAGGTGGTCACCTGGCTGCGGGAAAGGTGTTGACACCCCTCCCGGGTCTGTTGTAGCGTTGTCGTGCTCGGCCGAGCCGACGCATCTCCCAAGGGCGCTAGAAGGGAGGTGGTCGCATTCCGTGCCTCTCAGCCCGGGGAGGCGCGGCCCCATTGAAGCAGCGTATAGGGCAGGATGCTGCCCTCGACCGAGCGCACGTCCCCGGCATCCCTCAAGGGTGCCGGGGCTTCGTGTTTCTGGACCCGCCCATCAGAAAATATATCTTGCCGTATATTTTTCCTCTTGACCAAATTCCCGCTACGATATATATTATATCCATGAACGCTGCGGTGGTCGCAGCGAGACCTGCCACATGGGGGAAAACATGCATCACAATTACGAGGCGACTCTCACGCTCCGATGCTCTGCGGCGCCGGCCGGGCTGGCCAGCATTCTGGAGCCAACGCACGACGTGCGGTGGCTCTCCAAGACCACGGTTTGCGACCGGTTCACCCTGCGGGGGGTTCCGGCCAAACAGATCTACGTCCTCGCGGAGCAGGCGGTCGACCTTTCGGTGCAAGGTGACTTGTGTGTTGAGATCGGGCGGAAGCTTGGTCGTTATGATAGAGAGGAGACGTCCGTCCTCACGATCCGCAGGTTCCGGGCAGGGATGCCAGCCCCCGGGGGGACGGCCACAATCCTTGCAACCGAGTCCGAGGTTCAGGTTGACCTCCAGGTGGTCGGCGGCGCATCCTGGCGGCGAGCTTTTCGCCGTCTCCGCTCCGACCTCAATGACTACAGCGCCGAGCGGCTGATCCTCTGGCACTTCTGGCGCTATTACACCCACCTCCTCCCCGAGTTGGAGGAGGTGCAGAAGTTCGCCGCAACCTGGACGATTCCTGGCGGCATGGGACTGGCTGAGGCCAACAGGTGCGCATCCCGGTGCCTGTACGACCTTAGCAGGGCACTGGGGTGGCGTAAGCTCACGCTGCGCGAGCGAGGGAAGCTCGGGTTCGATGAAGACGCTGCCCAGTGGCAGCGCATCTCCGAGTGCGAACGCCGGTACTCCGTTACCCTCTGCGGAGAGGCGACGACGTGCTCCTCCTACGGCATGGACGAGTGACTCCCGGTGCGGCCTCCCTGGCCCACCGCAGAACGGGGGCCCCGTGAGCATCCCAGACCAGATTCGCTCCCGCCGCTTGGCCCTCGGGCTCACCCAGACCGAGGCAGCCGAGCGGGCCCGCACGTCCCAGAGTGCCTGGGCCCAGTACGAGAAAGGGGGTAAAACCCCAGACCTGGGGACCATGGAAAGAATCGCCTACGCCCTCGGGTCCAGGTGGGTACAGCGTGACGACGGTTGGGTCCTCGTGCCCGCCGAGGACCAGGCCCCCCTTTCTCCGTCTGAGTGGCGGCGGATTGTCGTGGAGGACGCTCTCCGAGGCGTCCCCTCCGCGATCGAGACGGGTCTTCGTCTCGGCTTTTTGCGCCGGGAGGGTGACCAGATAGTTCCGGTGGAGTAGACATGGCGAGGTTGCGGGCCCTGGACTACACCGAGGTTCAGGACTACTGGGACGAGCACCCCGATTCCAGCATCCCGGAGGTGGCCCGTGCCTTCGGCGTGGCCGTTAGCACGCTGAAGACGGCCAAGTACCGGGGACTGCTGAGCGACCCCCGGCCGGACCCCGGCAGATCGCACACCGGGCCCACCGGCACCTGGAAGATGGTCTGGGACCACGACGACCGCTTCCCAGGTCAGGATGCCGCGCACGTGGCGCAACTCCTTCGGCTCCGTCCCGGGACCGTCATTTCCGCGAGGAAGGCGGCGCGCAGGCGAGCGGCCCCGGCTGCGCCAGCGGCGGCAGCGGCGCCACGGACCGGCGTGGCGGAGGCCATCCGGAAGGCCCGTACCCGCGCATCCCAGGAGATAGCCTCGGCTGCGGCCAGGGCCGAGGTCTCGGAGCAGACCTGGGCTGCATGGGAGGCGGGGGTCCGGGAACCGACGCCCCTTGAGATGCTCGCCATCGCCCGGGCGCTGGGTTGCCGCTGGATCGGTGACCCGGACCGGGGCTGGATGCTCGTCCCCCTATCTGGCACGCCGCGTGCCTCTGAGGTAGCGGAGGTGCAACATGGGACGGAAGAAGGGGCTGTGGGGGATGCAGGAAGGTCGGCTCCAGGACGCGTTCGTGGCGTTGGCGCGGGCTGAAATCCGCGCCGCCCTGGAGGAAACCCGCGGCAATCGGCAGCGTGCGGCCCACCTTCTGGGGGTGGACCGCCGTACCCTCTACGGATATCTCGACCGGCTCTTCACGCCGGAAGAGGTGGAGTCTCTCGGACCTGGGGATATTCTCCCCAGTAACGAGTCCAGAGAAACCGCCTAAATCCACCGCTTCTACGCACACTTAGACCACGCTGTAGATATTCGCCTCACCATGGGTCACCTTGACGGGGAGAATATCCACACACATGCCTGCCAGATGTGGTCTGCCTACTTAACCAAAACTCAACGATTTCATGCACATACATGAGTGTGCATGAATATACACACAGTGGCACGCTGTGTGCTTCTATATCTATCATGAAGAGCGGCGATGGACGCCGCCGTGAAGGAGAGGCTCATGAGCACCAAGACCATCCGTGAGGTAGAGGCCATCATCGAAGCCATCAAAACCGGCATCCAGGCCGGAGGAGACCCCGAGGACTGGGAGGCGGGCGAGTTCGAGGAGGCCCGCTCCCTAACCGCTGCTGTCGGGTGGCAGTGGGAGTTCACCACATGGCTCGCTACCCTCAGGGTTCTGGAGGGGGGCGACATCCCCGGCGCCGGGCGGCGCTGGGATGAGGAGACGAATGCCGCCGAGCCGACCCCTGCCCAAAGGGATGCCTTGGCGCGGCACGATTCCCTCGTCGCGAGGGCGAGGGAACTTGACGAGGCCCGGGCCTCCCTGGGCCCAGACGCGGCGGAGGAGGAGGATGAGCGTCTGCGGCTCGCCGCCGTTGAGGCGTGGGCTGAGGTTGCCCGGGATGCCGAGGCTTTGGAGGCGGCCGAGGCCGTCACACGGGCCATGGCCGTCACCCCGCCCGGACAGCCGGTGTGGGGAGGGGTTCGCGTCGGGCTGCGGCCCGACGATCCAATCCACGGAACCGTGGGTTTCCGTGGCATGCCCCGCGGGGCATGCGCGTGTCCGGCCTGTGTGGAGGCCGACTACCTGACTACCTGACGTCCAGGTAGGGAGGGGATCCCGCCACCCCGGCGGTTATCCGGGGTCCAGCCCAGTCGCCGGGTGGGCGCCGGCAGCATGGAGGGAGGGGGGTCACCCTGCCTCACCCCTCGGGGCTACCCGCAGGACCCCCCCCGGTCCCAACAGGAGGTCGTATATGTTGTTGGACCTGGATCACGTCATGTTCTCCTACGGTGGCCACGCCACCGGGTCCGCGCGTAGATGCGCGGCCGAGGAGGTCAACGCACAGCTTGGTCTCCCCTGGGGGGCCAGCTGCCCGCCCTGCGTGCACCCCGCGGCCAGGCCCCTATGGGGCCTGATAGTCCCGCTGAACGACGCGTTTCCGGACCAGGCCGATGCCGATGCGGCGCGGACGGCCGCGATGGTGCCACTCCTGCGGGCGATCCTGTCCGCAGGAGCGGCCCCGCCGGAGAGCGGAGGCTGGGAGTTCGTCCTGGCGGACCTCGCGGCCCGCCGCTTCGCGCCCCGGGCGCTCCGCGCCGCGGGCCTCGACGCGGAGGCCGAGCGGTTGGAGGCCATGCCACAGGTCTCCGCCGCGACTGTGCGGGCGGCGGAGGAGGCGACGCGGGCGGTGTGGGCGGAGGCGGCGGCGCGGTCGGCGCGGGCGGTGCGGGGGGATGTGTGGGCGGCGCGGGCATATGCGCGGCGGCTCCGGTGCGCGGCGGAGGCTGCGGAGGTGGCGACGCGGGCGACGCGGGCGGCGGAGGCGGCGGACGAGGCGACGGTATCGTGGTGGACGGTGCGGGCGGCGGAGGAGGCCACCCGGGCGGCGGCGGCGGTGCGGGGGGAGGTGTGGACGGCGCGGGTTGGCGTGGGCCCGCGGGCCTTGCGCCTGTTGCAGGAGACGGTCGCCGAGATCACGGCGGCCATCCAACACCCCCCTCCAAGCTGAGTCCCGTTCCCCTCGCCGAGGTGCATGCCGGTTCGATGATCGGTCTCGGTACCGTCGGACGGGCCGTTTCCTGACGGCTCTGGGAGGGCCAGGTTGGTTATCCCGGACCGCATTTTCGGTCCCTGGGTGACCCAATGGGAGGGCTACCCCCCTCCCCAAACCTAGCTACGGGATTGACCCATCCCCCCAACCTTGCCGCCTCCCCTGCAGTGCTATCCTGGGTCACGTCCTCCCCGCTCCATCCAGCCCCCGCCGCCGGAGTTCGGCCTGCAGGGCGTCCACATGGCAGCCGGAGCGACATGGGGGTAGGCACAGCCCCGCACGAACGGCCGGCTCCTCCACTCCATCGAGGTCTACGACCCAGCCAAGCACGACCCCCTCCTGGCCGCGGACTTCGCCCAGCTGGCCCGCCTGCGCACGGAGGCGCTGGACCTGGTGGAAGGCGAGAAGAGCAAGGACCTGCTGCGCGAGGTCCGGCGGGTGCTGCTGCGCAGCGGAGGACTGGGGTAGAGTGGGGAGGCCGCCGACGCTTCAGCTTCAACTCAGCTGCGGGCCGGCGTCCGAAAACCCGCGGGACAATTCGGTTGATGCCACCCGTGTGCTTGCGGTACGGTCATCTCCTACATCCGCTTTGCATGGCGTCGGGCGAGACGAACTCCAGCCCGAGGCGTGCGTAGGAGGAGGAGCTGTGGAAGAGCTTCTGCCCAACGGCGCCGGCAGCGCGCTGGATGCGGACGACAGTCCGCCGCAGAAGGAACGGCGCGAAGTCGGAGTTGAACCCGAGGTGTCGACACCGCTGCTCTCACAGGCCAAGGCCGACAGGCTGCTTAAAACCGCTGTGGCGGAAGTGGTAGGTCAGCGAGATTGCGACATCATTACTTACAACGGCCACGTCACCCGCGGTGGCTATCAGCGGCTGTTGGCGATGCTGCTGAAGAAGGCCCATCCGAACCTGCTCCTTTGCTTGTCCACCTGGGGTGGCGATGCACATGCTGCGTACCGCATAGCGCGCCTCCTGCGCAGTCGGTATAAGAAGTTCGCGGTCTACGTTCCCGCCTTCTGCAAGAGCGCGGGAACGCTCGTGGCCATCGGTGGATCAGAGCTGGTCATGACCGACGAGGCCGAGTTGGGTCCCCTTGACGCGCAGATCCTCCGCCGCGGGGAGATTGGCGAGCGGGCGTCAGGACTTGAGGTGGATGAGGCGATTGACTGGCTCCAAGACCGGCTGCTCGACAGCTTCCGGGAGTACTTGATGGACATCCGCCTGAGTGGTATGCCCACGAAGCTGGCAGCAGAGTTGGCGGGCACCCTCTCGCTGGGTTTGGTCACGCCTATTATCGCCCAGGTGGACCCAATGCGCATTGGGGAGATCCAGCGCGCGGTTGCAATCGCTTTGGAGTACGGCAGGCGCCTCGGTACCTCGCTCAAACCGGGAGCTCTGGACCGCCTCGTTACTTCCTACCCCGACCACTCCTTCGTTATCGATCGCGAGGAGGCGTCGGAACTGTTCAAGGTCGTGTCGCCCCAGACCGACCACGAGTATATAATGGCGCTGCTGCTCGGCCTCTGCGGGCATCCTGTTGCCGGCGAGCCAGCGGTGAAGATGATCTCTGGCGACATTGCCGCCCAGGAGACGACGACCCATGACCCGAATTCAGCACACGGATCTGCGGGATTGCCAAAGAGAAAGGCACGTTCCACAACGGCCTCTTCCAAGGTACAGCCTGTCCCGAGAACTCCGAAGGCTCCGAGCGGAGCGGGCGGAAGAGCCAATGGGCCTTCCAGCAGAGGTGGTGGAACATCTGCTGCAAAGGGTCACCGAGGAGACAAAGTAAACGGTGAAGAGCCTCCGGACCAGCCGGCGAATGGTCCATCGTCGTCCACACCCTGAGCCGTCACCCCATCCCCCTTGCCTCACCTCCAGCCAGCGCCCATCCTCATCTCCAGCCCCACCCGGGCCCCGCATCCTGCCGGCCCGGGACCAGCAGCCAGCGACACGTCCGGGAGGCTGCGCCCACGTCGAGACGGGAGCCAGCATGCGCTACGAGGATGGTGAGGTAGTGATCGAGGTCGTCGGCGAGGCCGAGCGGTCGGAAGTGGACCGGCGGGCGGGGGAGGTCGTCAGGGTCGATCTGGTGGGGCGTCAGCAGGTGAGGGAAGCCCAGCAGGGCTGACGGTCACCGCGACGCCCTCGGGCCGGCCCACGGCCCAGCGGCGCTCCACGGCCAGGCGTACCACGGCGGCGTCGTCCTGGTAGGCGATGCCGTTGAGCGCGTCCAGGACCAGCTTGCAGACGTTGTCGACGTCGGGTTTGCCCATCGGGAGGGAGCGCCCGGCCTGGGCCTGCTCCTTCCTCCACTTCGGCCAGCTGGCCGGCACGGCGTGGTAGGCCACGAGATCGACGGCGACGGGGCCGACCAGGGGCCCGCGGCCGCGCATGACCCTTCGAGCTGCCCAGGCCACGGCATCCTCGTGCTGACGGGTCGCATCCGGCGTGAAGGCGTGGCCCTGGCCGACCCGCGGCCTGGCCTTCCCCCGGGGCGGGCCCGCGACCTCGAACCTGATGGACTCCTGGGCCGCCTGGACGCCCGTCTCCGGGTTGGGGCGGGTCCTGCGCTGACCGGCGCTGCGGGGCCGGGGCGCCCGGTGGAGAAGGCGGGTGGTGCTCACAGCTTCACCCGCAAGGCGGGGATGCCCTCGTCAGCGAAGAGGTCCATGAGGCGCTTCGCCCCCACCGGGTTGGCGCTGTGCACCCAGACCTTCGCCGGCCGGGTATCGTGCACCCACAACATCATCCTGGCGCAGTCGTAGCCATCGGAGTCGTCGGGGCCGAGGTCATGGTCGAAGCTCACCAGCTCCAGCGTGGGCCGCTGCGCCACGATGGACAGGAACTCCGGCACTGTCCGCGCATGAACCCAGTCGGTCCCGTCATCAGGCGGAACCCTCATGTCGTCCAGAAACAGCCGCATCTGTTACCCTCCTGCGCAGCTTCCCACTGCCACCTCAGCCTCCAGCACCTGCACCAGCTCTTCGGCCCGGTCTCCGTCAGCCTCCCGCCCGCCGCCGGCACGGCCCGCAGGCAGGCGAGCCGGGTCCCGGGCCAGGTCGAGGAAGTCCCGGCGGGTGACGGGGGGTGGCGGGTCACGACTCCCTCCGGCGGACGGGGATGACCACGGGCCAGGGCGAGGCGTCGCCCCGCTCGATGGGCAGCTGGTCTCCGTCGGGTAGCTCGATCAACCCCTTGTCGCAGTCGCGGCTGAAGCCGGTGATCCGGAATGGAGAGCCATACCCGTCGCTGCGCCTCCACCACCCACCGATGGGCGCCGTCGCCACCGTCCAGCGGCTCCCATCCGGTGCCGTGGCGGGGCGGGTGGGGTCGGGCTCCCAGTCGCGTACTGATGGGTCTTCCGCGCCCTCCGACTCTGGCCGCAACTGCGTGCCGTCAGGCAGCAGCGGCGGCGCCATGGTCCGGGGCCCGAACTCGCGCGCCGCCTGCGCTTCCCGCCAGCCCGGGGCCAATGTGTCCGCAGCCGCGCGCAGCAGGCCGTTGAAGTGGCGTTGCGCGATCGGCGAGCGCCTGCCCCGCATGGGGTCGTGATGGTCTGGCACGGGGTCGGCTTCATCCCCGGTGTGTGCCGTGTCCAGCCCGGTCACGCCGCCGGGGTCCCAGACACCCGCCTCCAGCACCTTGTCCATCGCCCACTGGGTGCGCCTGGCCCGCTGGTACCTGCCCCGGCCTACGCGGACCACCTCACCAGCCTCCGCCATCTCCCGCAGAACCTCGGCGAAGGTTGACTCCGGAATTGCCCGTGGCTTGGAGTCCCACCAGGCGTCGGCTGGCCAGAACACCCCGCCCTGGCTGGTTAACCACCCGCGCAGGAACTCATAGGCCATCGCCTTCCGGGTGCCCTGCGGGTACCGCAAGGCCATCCCCACATGGCGGGATCCTTGGTCACGGCAGGTGCCGTTGCAGGCGGCAGCCCGGGCCTCGTCCCGCTCGGCCTCCACCTCCGCGAGGCGGGCACGGAGCTGGGAGACCTCGGCCTCCGCCACCTCGGCCCGCGCTTCGGCCTCGTCCCTCTCCTCCCACGCCAGGACCAGCGATTGGGAGAGCTTCATGAGCGTGTCCAGCGTGCAGTGGCATCCCTCATCCCATGTTGGGCAACCGAGTTCCTCCGAGTGGGGAGGAGCAGACCCCAGGGGGAGACGGGCCACGTGGGCTTGTGCCTCCTCCAGGGCGCGGTGAAGCGCGAGGTTCTGGGCGACGACCGCCTCCACCTTGGCGGCGTCGCGGGCGAGGGCGTCGGCCAGCCGTGCAGCCGCGTCCTGGTAGGCTGCCGACTTGCCGTAGCGCGCCCCTCGGACGTAGGTCCCCGGCGCGTAGTCCTCACCCGACGCCGCCGCCAACAGGGCATCCCGTTGAAACGCTTCAATGAGATCCCGCACCGCGTCCATCACAACCCTCCCCGCGGCTACGCCGCTACTCCGTTGACACCCAGCATGAGCGCCAGGCTACATGCTCACCCCTGTTCAGCAACATGCCCACCGGCGGGGCCCTGGAGCACTACCGGCATGATCAGGCCGACGAGTTGGCCGCCCCGGCACACGTGCACCGGATCCGTCGCGGCCGGCCCCTGCCGGAGCTCGACGTCCTCCGGGAAGCAGGAAAGGTACACCTCCGCTATCCCGGTGTACTTCCCCCTTCGCCGGAAGATCCTCACCCCGTCAGCCTCCCCCTCGGGCCGGAGGCGGGTTGTCTTCATGGCACCGAGGAGCGGCCTGGCAACCTCGATCATCTCTTGGGTCCAGGCCAGCCAGTCATACCGCCCCCCTCCCTGTGGCAGCCGGTCAGGGGACCAGAGCATCCTCCCGTCGGTGGCCCACCTGACACCATCGATCTCCGCCAGGTGGTCGCCCGCCGGCATGATCGGCTCGGTGGGCTTTCTCGCTCCAGCCTCATCGACCACCCACCGGACATCTGTCGGCCGGCAGGCTGGGGTGTCGATGCGGGTGACCTCCACGATGGCCCCTTCGTCCGCATCCCAACCGAACAGCTCCGAGGCCCGGGCCCCTACGCTGCGCCCGATCCTCTCCTCGTCCCAATCAGCGGGGACATCGATCACCGCCACTCGGGAGTTCACCACCCGACGCTCGACGGTCACCCGGACGCGGCGGCGCTCCCCAGCGTGTGCGCTCAGCCGCTCCCCAGCGAGGGCCAGGAGCGTCTCCACCGGAACGCGGTTGAGGCGAAGACTCCCGGGCACGAACCGTGGGTGAGACCTCATGGCCTCCACGGCATCCTGGAGCGTCTGGGCGGCCAGGGCTGGCTCCCCCTCCTCCCACTCTACGGGCTCACCACCCGCACTACACCAGCGCCAGTGGCGGTTGGTGAACGCCCGCGCGACGTCGCTGTACATGAGGAAGACGGGAAAGGACTGCCCGTTCAGGGGGGCACCGAGCAGTAGGGCGCTGTGCGCGTGGAAGGCGCTGACCCAGCAGTCCTCCCCAGCACCCTCCAGCCGGACCCGCATGAGCGGGAACCACTCTCCCTCGAATTCCACCAGCCGCAGATCGTCCGCTCCCACGTCAACCTCCCCCAGTCGGCTCACCCACTTCTGGGATGTCAGCGGCGTGCGTACTTGCCAGGCTTGAGGACCTGGACCAGTCCGTCGCGGACCATCCCCCGAAGGATGGGGGTACACACCGATGACGTGGTGCCGTTGACCCATATGTAGTTCGAAGCGGGTTTGACCCCCTCAGGGAGCCTAACCGGTGGCACAGGTACATGCCCGGTGCGTTCCCGCACCCCGGCGAGCCAGCCCCACGCGCTCGGGCCATGGCCACCGTCGGGCATCCGCTGGAGGAGTGCCTCTAGTGCCTGGCGAATCAACTGCTTCTGCGTCATAGCCGCCACCTCCAGCCGGTCTCCCGGCTACTACTTGCCCTTCGTCCACGACACCGAGACCGGGCCCCCGCCCAGCCTGAAGCCCGCGCCCCTCGTCAACGAGGGCCACTCCAGGGGGAGGCCCACTACAACCTGGAAGACCCCGCCCCCTCGTGGGTGGACCTGGAAGGACAGGTGCCACCAGCCGCCGGTGAGCGAGAGACCGCAGGACCCCAGGCGCAGCCAGGCCCCGAGAATGCGGTGGTCTCCCCGGGCTACGAGGGCGAGCCCGGCGAGGGTGCCGATGGTGATGAGCAGAGAAAGGGAGTCCATCAGTACACGCCCCACATTAGTTCGTCGGCTCCGATACGCCGTCACCGGTCGCCTTCAAGGGAGTAAAGCCGCCGCTCGGGGCAGGGCCCAGGGGGCCCGGAGCCGCCGATGCCCCGCACCGTGGTGGTAGACGGCCTCCAGGCGTCGCCACCACTTCAGCGCACCAACGCCGCCGTGTATCCGACCGCGGCCAGCTTGGCCACGCACAGCCGGGCCTGCTCCGGCGTTTCCGCTTCGACGGCGCTTCGGTCAGTGGTCTCAATCCAGTCCTTGGCCTCCTTGAGGCCCAGCCCGCATGCCTCGCGGACCGCCTTGATGGCGGGGATCTTCTGCCCGAGTTCTGCGGAGGCGGGCCCGGAGATCAGTCGGATGCGTTTGAACTGGTCACCCGCTGGGAAGGCGTATGCCCCCTCCT